ATGCCTGCGGTGATGCTTGTCGCCGTGCTGGGCATGGTCGCGGCGATGGTGCTGTCTGGCATGGCGAGGAATCCGACCACATTCCTTTTCCCGTTGATGCTCGTGGGGAGCATGTTGATGATGTTCCAACCGGGCGGTCAGGATGTCGACGAGACCCGTCGCAGCTACCACCGTCATCTTGACGCTCTCTCCGACGGGCTCCGACGCTCCAGGAGAGAACAGGTGGAGCAGGCACTCGCCAGGCACCCCCACCCTGGGGCCCTCTGGACCTTCGTCACAGGGGACGACGAGAGGATCAACGGGACGGACCGGGAGCCGGGGGTCGTGCGCATCGGGACAGCGGTCCAGGCTCCGGACGACCCGCTCGACATTCCTGTGGACACCCCGCCCGAGGACCTTGAACCTGTGTGCGCGATGTCCCTGAGAGACCTGGCGATCCGCCATGCCACCGTCGAGGCTCCGGTCGCCGTCGACCTGCGCGAGTTTCCTGTGGTGGCGGTCACCGGTAAGGACGCGTCCGGGCTGGTCAGGGCAGTGCAGGGTGCACTGGTCATGCAGGACGAGGACACTGTGACTGTCACAGGTCCGCACGACCGCTGGTTGCCGCACCATGGTCCGTTGTCCGTCTGCTTCCTGCACGGTGGACCGCCGGCCACGCCGGTGGGACAGAACAAGGACACTGCCGCCGGCAGAGAAGTGGGGTGCGCCGTCGTAGCCCACCCCGACCGGGCGACCGAGGACGCTGCCCGCGACGGGGGTCTGCTTCTCCGCGCCGAGGACGGGGTGCTGTCTGCATGGACAGTCGACGGGTGGCGTCCTTTCGCCGTCGCCGACAGTCTCAGCGATGTGGAACTGGCGGCGTTGTGCAGGTCCCGGTGCCGTCACCGGCAGGAGAGGTCGCTGCTCGACCTGCCCGGAGGAGAGCTACGGGCACCGGTCGGTACGTCGGGAGGTGCCCCGGTCTACCTCGACATCAGGGAAGCCGCGAAAGGCGGGATCGGCCCCCACGGACTGTGTATCGGCGCCACCGGGTCGGGGAATTTTGAACCAGGGTAGTGGGTACGATGGGGTGTATGACCGACTCACCGCACCCCCGTGCCGCCATCTACGCACGTATCTCGTTGGACAAGAAAGAGGAGGCGGGCGTAAAGCGCCAGGTTCACCTATGCACCAAGCTCGCTGAAGCCGACGAGGCTGTGATCATCCCCGACGGCAAGTTCGTCGACAACAACATCTCCGCCTTCTCCGGTTCCCGCCGACCTGAATACGAGCGCCTGCTCCAGACCATCGAGGCTGGTGACATCGACACTGTCTATGTCTACGCCTTAGACCGACTCGCGAGACGGACAAAAGATACGCTCACACTCTTCGAGCTCTGCGAGCACCATGGCGTGAAGGTGAAAGCCACGCGCGGCTACAGTATCGACCCTTCCGACCCGACCTCCCGGCTGGTCATCGTCATCCTTGGGCTCATTGCCGAGCAAGAAAGTATCGACCGTGCAGCGCGAATCAGGTCAGCCTACGAGGACCGTGCCCGCACAGGCCGACCGAAGACCGGTGGCCGACGCATGTTCGGCTACGAGGCAGACGCGGTGACCATCGTGCCCGCCGAAGCCGAGGCGCTCCAGGAGGCCGCGCGCATGGTCGTGAGTGGCAAGACACTCCGCGAGGCTGCGCGCATGATTAACTCGCGCGGTCTGACTACGACGCTTGGCGCACCCATGAGCGCCTACACCCTGCGTGACCTGCTGTTGAATCCCCGCGCCAACGGCAAGTCCACCTTCAACCCAACTGACCCCGAAACCGGCTACCGACTGGTCAAAGACCGCCAGGTTGTTGGTAGGGGCTCCTGGCCTGCCATCATCGATGATGAGTTGTTCGCCCAGGTAGGCGCTGTCCTTAACGATCCCTCTCGGCGTACCGCTCACGCCGGGGCCGCTCCCACCAAGTTTCTCTCTGGCGTGCTCAAGTGCTCTTGCGGAGCGCCGATGTATCACCGCACACGGGCGCGGAAAGGTGGCCGAGCGCACTACTACGCGTGCAAGCGCGAGGTCGCCGGAGCCACCCACACGTCGGTCACCGACGACGTAGACGACTTCATTGAGAAGGTCGTCTTTGCCCGCATGGCCAAGCCGGACGCTTTCGACGTCCTCCGTGTCGCTTTGTGTCCGGACGACAGCGACGAGACCGGCGATAGGCTTCAGGAACTGGTGGCCCGACGAGCCGCACTACTTGCCCGCAGGGAGGAGCTGGAACAGCACGTCGTCGACGGAGCTATGGACACGTCTGCCTTCGTGAGGCTTGAGAACAAGTTCAGCCAGCAGATCGAGGCTGTCGACGTCGAGGTCCAGGAACTGACGATGCCGACCACGGCTGACCCCATCCTGGCGGACATCGCCGACGCTGTGGACTTTCCCGCATGGTGGGTGGGGGCTTCGATCGAGGACCAGCGGCGCCTCGTTCATCTGCTGATGGCGATCCACATTACGCGTGGCACGCCTGGGGCAAAATCTTTCGAGCCGGAGCGCGTGAAAGTGGTCTGGAAGTCGTAGATCACCGTACAGAAGCGGCAGAGCCGCATCCGGGGACAGAAGTGACCTACACCCACTCACAAGAGAGGCCGTCCCATGTCCCTGCCCACGACCACCCCCTCCATCCACACTCACGCCCCGCGCGTGTGGGCTGGGTGTCTGCACTGCTACAACTCCGGCCGCCTGGTCGGTGCCTGGTACGACGCTGCCGACATCGCCGACGCCCCGCACGTCTTCGACGTCGAGCGCATCCACCGCGACGGTGGGTACCTGAGCACACCCGAGTGCGAGGAACTCTGGTGCTTCGACATCGACAACATGCCCACAAGCGGGGAGATGGACCTGCTCGAAGCCACCCGATGGGGTGAGGTTTACATCGAGTTGGACGCTGAACACCTGTGGCCCGCCCTGTGCGCCTGGGTGACGACCGGGATGTACACCGAAGACAGTCATGGCACACCCTGCGTCTCCGACTTCATGGAGGCCTACAGCGGCCACTGGGATACGTGGGAGGACTTCGCCTATGACCTCATCGACCAGACCATCGACATGAGCGGATGGGACGAGCTGGCACAGAGGTACTTCGACTACGCTGGCTTCGTGCGCGACCTTAAGCACGACTTCTCGGTCGAGGGCTCCGAACGCTTCAGCGGTGAGTTCGGCGTTTACATTTTCCGCAATTACTGATAGAAATAGCTCTGCAATCGACACATGTGCGCTTAAGCCCTACCTGCCACTCATGGCAGGTAGGGCTTATTTTTTCAGCGTATGGAGAACGCCGTGGGAGCCACTGTTGCTCGGGGGGAGGGCAACTTTCGTGAGTCCCTCGGGGGAGGGGACTCTTTTTGTCTCAACCACGACGTTCGGTAGGAATCTGGCTCTTCGCGGTTCGGAGTGCGTAGATAGCTGAAGGGCGGGACGCGGGGTGGTACAACATACAGAGGCCCTGGCCGGTACAAGATGAGAGTTGCGAAGCTTCCATCTGACCGAACCAGGACCCTACCGTGCACCCTACTGGCAACCTCGTCGCCGACACCATCTGCCGCACCGCAGAACTCGGTCTGACGATCACCGATGCCGCCGACGCCGGCACCCTCACCATCATCAACGCCGAGCCGGTGGACGTAGCCGACACCTGCCCGGACTGCGCGATGCCTGGGGTGAAGCGGGACCACATCCGACGTCGACTCGTCGACCTACCGGTCGTGGGGTTCCCCACCCGCCTGAACGTCCGGGTACCCCGCTTCACATGCACCAACCCCACCTGCAGCAGGAAGATCTTCCAGACCTCACTGGCCTGCGCTGACGACGGGGCGAAACTCACCCACCGGGTGACCCGCTGGATCCTCCAACGCCTCGCCATCGACCGTATGAGCGTGGCCGCCACGGCGAAGGCTCTCGGAATCGGCTGGGAGTTGGTCAATACCGTCGCCGTCACCGCGGCCCGGAGCATGGTCTACGCTGACCCCTCCCACCTGGCTGGGGTCCGGGTCCTCGGCGTCGATGAGCACGTCTGGAAACACACCCGCCGACCCGGCGAGCCGTCTTCGATGGTCACCGTGCTGGTGGACCTGACCCCGCTGACCGACGGGGCAGGCCCGGCACGTCTGATCGACATGCGCCCGGGGCGGTCCGCAGACGTCCTGAAAACCTGGCTGGGTGAGCGGGACCCGGACTTCCGGGCCGGGGTGCAGGTCGTGACGATGGACGGGTTCACCGGCTACGCCACCGCCGTCGACCACTCTCTCCCTGCGGCGCGCAAAGTCATGGACCCGTTCCACGTCGTCCACCTGGCTGCAGAGAAGCTCAGCGGGTGTCGGCAACGCCTGCAGCGAGAAACCACCGGACGTCGGGGGCAGAAAGACGATCCGCTGTACAAGCACCGCCGGGCGCTGCTGACCAGGACCGATTTCCTCACCGACCGGCAGCGCCAGCGCCTGGATCGGCTGTGGGACACCGACGATGACTACGTCGCGTTGCAGGTGACCTGGGAGTTCTACCAGGACCTGGTCAGTGCCTATGGTCAGCCGGACAGAGCGCGGGGCAAGAAGTTGATGGGCAGGGTGATCGGCACCCTGCGCAAGGGCCTACCGACGGGGCTGGAGGAGCTGGCGCAACTCGGCCGGACCCTGTGGCGCCGACGGCACGACATCCTGGCGTACTTCGATATCGGCGCATCCAACGGTCCGGTCGAGGCCATCAACGGCAGGCTGGAGCATCTACGCGGCATCGCCCTAGGGTTCAGGAACCTCGACCACTACATCTTGCGGTCGCTGATCCACTCCGGCCAGCTGCAGGACCGGATCAACGCACTCTAAATCGAGAAGAGCCAGGAATCTTCGCACAAGGTCGGACACCGTGCAGGGTAGTTACCGCAACAAGCGAAACTATATGTTCCATAATCGTCAATTGGTCAGTTATGGTACAATGGAGAACCAGAACAGCGATTGTGGAACATCTTTCGGGCGTTGCGAGTCACGTCTCGACCCTCTCCGTCCAGAGGTGTCCATAATCGAGCGATTATGAACAGTGAGGTCCTCGTGAACAAACAAGAACTGGCCAACCGCATCTGGGAATCGGCCAACAATATGCGCTCCAAAATTGAAGCCAACGAGTATAAGGATTACATCCTCGGCTTCATCTTCTATAAGTTCCTCTCGGACCAGGTCGAGCAGTTCCTGCTACTCAACGACGCTGAGCCGGAAGACCTGCCTGATGCTCTGGTTGAGACGGACACCGACACTGTATCCCTGGTGCGCAACAACTTGGGATACTTCCTCACCTACGAGAACCTGTACTCCACGTGGCGGGACATGGGCAACGATTTCTCCATCGCGCACGTGCGTGAAGGGTTAGCCACGTTCAAGCGCAACATTGCTCCAGAGCGCAAGCATGTCTTCGAGGACATCTTCAACACCCTTGAGACCGGCCTGTCCAAGCTCGGCACTACCGATACCGCACGAACCGCTGCCATCAAAAAGCTACTGGAGCTTATCGACGACATCCCCACCGACGGCAAGCAGGGCTATGACGTGCTCGGCTACATTTACGAGTACCTCATCGAGAAGTTCGCGGCCAACGCAGGTAAGAAGGCGGGCGAGTTCTACACCCCACACGAAGTCTCGCTCATCATGAGCAACATCGTCGCCGACCACCTCAAGGGCCGCGAGGAGATTCAAATCTATGACCCGACCTCTGGCTCTGGCTCCCTGCTACTCAATATCGGCCAAGCCGTTGCCAAGCGCATGGGCGACCCAAGCCGCATCAAGTATTTTGCCCAGGAACTGCGCGAGAACACGTACAACCTCACGCGAATGAACCTGGTCATGCGTGGCGTGAAGGCTGACAATATTGTCGCTCGCAACGGTGACAGCCTGGCTCATGACTGGCCAATGTTCGACGAGTCCGACCCGGTGCAGACCTACCAGCCGCTCTACGTGGACGCGGTTGTCTCCAACCCGCCATATTCCCAGAAGTGGGAGCCGGAAGGTAACGAGGCTGACCCACGCTTCTCACGGTTTGGTCTGGCGCCCAAGACCAAGGCTGACTACGCCTTCCTGCTGCATGAGCTGTTCCACGTCAAGCCCGACGGTATTCTCACCATCGTCTTGCCGCACGGCGTGTTGTTCCGTGGTGGCTCTGAGGCTGACATCCGTCGCAATCTCATCGAGGCCAACCACATCGATGCCGTCATCGGCCTGCCCTCCAACATCTTCTACGGCACGGGCATTGCCACCATCATCCTGGTGCTCAAGCAGGAGCGTGACCGCGATGACGTGCTGTTCATCGATGCTTCTCAAGGCTTCGTTAAGCAGGGTAAGTACAACCACCTGCGTGCCCGCGACATCCAGCGGATCGTTGATGCTGTCCACAACCGTGAGGACGTGCCACACTTCGCTAAGGTCGTGACCCGCGACGAGATTCGCGAGAACGACCATAACCTCAACATTCCGCGCTACGTGTCTGCCACCCTGCCGCCGGAGGCTGTAGACCTGTACGCCACCATGCACGGTGGTATTCCAGTGTCGGAGATTGACGCCCTGGAGCACTACTGGACTGCGCTGCCTGGTCTGCGTGAGGCTCTGTTCACCGAAAACGCCAATGGCTACGCGGAGCTGAACACCACTAACCTCCGTGAGGCTGTCGACCAGCACCCTGCAGCTCAGGCACTGCGTGACCAGGTCAATGCAGCACTATCTGACCTGCCAGAGAAGCTGCATGCGCTGCTTGTGGACAGCGCCGCCACCGTGCCACTCAACACCACCGAAGACCAGCTCAAGGCTGGCCTATTCGACCGGCTCGACCCTGTACCGCTGGTTGATGCCTACGAGGGCTACCAGGTTCTCCATGACAGCTGGATCAACACTGCTGCTGACCTAGAGGTCATCCAGACCGAAGGCCTAGACGCCGTGCGGGTCAACGACCCTGTCATGGAGATGAAGACCCGCAAGGGTAAGAAGGAAGAAGTCCAGGTCGGCTGGGAGGGGCGTATCGCCCCCAATGAGTTGGTGCAGGAACTCTACCTGCCGCAGCTCAAGGACCAAGTAACCCAGCTGAGCCGTGACCTAGACACAGCGGTATCGGAGCTGACGCAGCTCATCGAGAGCTTGAGCGAAGATGACAAGACCGACCTGGCCGAGGTACTCAACGATAAGCAGGATGCTTTCACTGCTGCTGCACTGAAGAAGGCCATCAAGGAGCTACCGAAGCTACCCAAGGGCCAGACCTGGCCGGAGGGCAGTGTCGAGGCTGTCATGCTCAGCGCCAAGGCCCTCATCGAGCAGCGTGACACACTCAAGAAGGACCTCAAGGTTGCCGAACAGCAGCTTGAGGCAGACACCTACGCCACCATCGAAGCGCTCACCGACGCGCAGGTAGACGAAGTGCTCACCGCCAAGTGGATCACTGCACTCATGGATGACCTGCGGGACATCCCTGGTCACGTGCTTGCAGGTCTTGCAGCCCGCGTTCAGGCGCTGCACGACAAGTACGCGGTAGCGCTGACCGACCTCGACGTGCAGATTCGCGAGACGGAGCAGCAGCTGGCTAGCCTGCTCAGTGGACTCACGGGCAACACTGCCGATATGCAGGCTGTAACTGCACTGCAAGAGCTGCTGGGCGGTGGTCGTGATGCCTAAGCAGAACGTACCCGCACTGCGGCTGGAGGGCTTCGATGGTGAGTGGGAGACTGTGCCTCTGAACACCTTCACTGAAAGGGTGCAGCGGAAGAACACAGACCTGCAAAGCACCCTACCGCTTACTATCTCTGCTCAGTACGGTCTGGTGGATCAGATCACCTACTTCAACAATCGAGTGGCCAGTGCGAATCTCCGAAACTATCTGCTCGTAGAGAATGGTGAATTTGCATATAACAAAAGCTTTTCAGCCGGACATCCTGTTGGAACTGTAAAACGTCTCGACAAGTACGACCGTGGCGTCCTGTCATCTCTCTACATTGTGTTTCGACTCTTGGAACATCCACCCATTGATGGAGATTTCCTAGTCACTTTCTTTGAAACTTCCAGCTGGCATAGGTTTGTAGAAGCCAATTCCGCTGAAGGCGCGCGAAACCACGGCTTGCTCAACATATCTGCTCAAGACTTCCTGGAAGTTCCCGTTACGCTTGCACCCACCCTCGAAGAACAGCAGGCCATCGGCGCTATCTTCACCAATCTCGACGCGGCCATCAACCAGCACATGCTCAAGCACAAGGCGCTGCAGCAGGCCAAGACGGCGCTCATGCAGTGCATGTTCCCGCAGGAGGGCCAGACAGTGCCCGAGCTGCGGCTGGAGGGATTCGACGGTGAGTGGGATGTCGTTAAGGTAGGAGCAATCGCAGACTCGTTTTCTGGGGGAACACCTACTGTTGGCACAAACGCGTTCTACGGTGGGGACATCCCCTTTATCCGTTCCTCAGAAATTTCTAGCTCATTCACTGAGTTAACCCTTACTGAGGCAGGGCTTCATTTCAGTTCTGCCAAGATGGTTCAGCCAGGGTGGGTGCTCTACGCGCTTTATGGTGCGACTGCGGGTGAAGTAAGCCTAGCTAAGATTGAAGGTGCCATTAACCAGGCGATTCTCGCGCTAATTCCACGTGATGGGTTTAACGCTGCCTACCTAGTGGCATGGCTAAGGATGAACAAGAAGAACATCACTGACACGTACCTGCAAGGCGGGCAAGGTAATCTGTCCGGCGCCTTAGTAAAGAACTTGGAAGTCTTCATTCCACCCACCCTCGAAGAACAACAGGCCATCGGCGCAGTGTTTACCCGGCTAGATTCCCTCATTGCCGCTGAGGCTCAGTACATCGAGTCCCTCAAGCAAGCCAAGACGGCGCTGCTGCAACGGATGTTCATCTAAGGAGCTGTCATGACCACATCATTTCGCTGCGAGGCTGAGTTCGAGGCGGCGCTCATCGACCTGCTCACCCGCCACGGTTGGAGCGATGAGCTACTGCGCTACCCGACGGAACAACAGCTCATCGACAACTGGGCCAACATTCTCTACGCCAACAACCGGGGCCGTGACCTGCTGGGCGATGTGCCACTCACCGAGGGCGAGATGGCGCAAATCATCGAGCAGATCAACGTGCTGCGCACGCCGTTGGCTCTCAACGAGTTCATCAACGGTCGCACAGTCACCATCACCCGTGATGCGCCGCAGGCCCACAACTTCGGCGTGGAAGTCAGCCTGAAAATATATGACCGCCTGGAGATTGCCGGTGGCCAGTCGCGCTACCAGATTGCCGTCCAGCCTCGTTTCAAGACCGCTGATGAGCTGCTGCCGAAACGACGCGGCGACCTGATGCTGCTCATCAACGGTATGCCGGTCTTCCACATCGAACTCAAGCGCTCAGGCGTGCCTGTCTCGCAAGGCGCCAACCAGGTAGCCAAGTACGCCCACGAGGGCGTCTACCAGGGCATCTTCTCTCTGGTGCAAATCTTTGTGGCGATGACCCCGGAGGAAACACTCTACTTCGCCAACCCAGGGTCAGCTAAGTTCAACCCGGACTACTTCTTCCACTGGGCGGATTTCAACAACGAGCCGGTCAACCAGTGGGACGATGTGGCACGAGCACTACTGTCTATTCCGATGGCGCACCAGCTCATTGGTTTCTACACTGTCGCCGACCGGGCCTCTGGCAACCTGTTGGCCATGCGTTCCTACCAGTACTACGCAGCCTCTCGTATCGCTGACCGTGTGGACCGTCACGACTGGGACAGTGGTGACCAACTCGGTGGCTACATCTGGCACACCACCGGCTCTGGCAAGACGATTACCAGCTTCAAGACCGCGCAGCTTATCGCAGACTCCCACAACGCCGACAAGGTAGTGTTCCTCCTCGACCGTGTGGAGCTGGGCACGCAGTCGTTGGAGAACTACGAAAGCTACGGTGGCGACAGCATCGCCGTGGAAGATACCTCCAGTGCTGCCACGTTGATAACGTTGCTCAAGAACAAGCACTCCACCCTCATCGTGACCTCCCTGCACAAGATGAGCAGGGTTAATGCTGATTCCGTCAAGAAAGCCGACCTGGACATCATCCGCTCCAAGCGTGTGGTGTTCATCGTCGATGAGGCACACCGCACCACCTTTGGTGACATGCTCGCGACCATTAAGCGCACTTTGCCGAACGCGCTGTTCTTTGGGTTCACCGGCACGCCCATCCACGACGAGAACCAGAAGAAGCACTCCACCACGACCACGCTGTTTGGCAATGAGCTGCACCGCTATTCAATTGCCGACGGTATTCGCGACGGTAACGTCCTCGGCTTCGACCCGGAGATGGTGGAAACCTTCCGGGCGCATGATGTGCGCACTGTGGTTGCTCTCCAGGAGGCCAAGGCCACGTCCGTGGACGAGGCTCTGGCGGACCCCAAGAAGGCGGCTGTCTACTACAAGTTTATGGACAAGGACCAGGTCCCGATGGCCAGCGTCTATGAGACAGACACCGACAGTGGTACCAAGCGTGTCGCCAAGGGTATCGAAGACTACCTGCCTATCACTCAGTACCGTCAAGACAACCACCGCCAGGCGGTTGCCCGCGACATTAACGAGCACTGGGCACAGTTGAGTCGGGGCAGTATGTTCCATGCCATCCTGGCGACCTCCAGCATCCCTGAAGCAGTGGAGTACTACCGCATCTTCAAGGCGCAGTACCCGCACATTAAGGTCACGGCGCTGTTTGATCCTAATATCGACAACACTGGTGACAGTCAGCTGTTCAAGGAAGACGGTTTGCTGGAGATTCTCCGCGACTACAACGCTGCCTATGGCCAGCACTTCACCATGCCGACTCACGATGAGTTTAAGAAGGATGTTTCCAAGCGCCTGGCCCACAAGGCGCCCTACAACACCAAGGCCTTCCTCGATGACCGTAGCCAGCACATTGACCTACTCATCGTGGTGGACCAGATGCTCACCGGCTTCGACTCCAAGTGGCTCAGCACCCTCTACATGGACAAGGTTATCGAATACGAGTCCATTATCCAGGCCTTTTCACGCACCAACCGCATCTTCGGCCCGGAAAAGCCGTTCGGTTCCATCCGCTACTACCGCAAGCCACACACGATGAAGAACAACATCGACCGTGCGGTGAAGCTGTATTCAGGTGACAAGCCTTTCGGCCTGTTCGTGGACCACCTCGACGAGCACCTTAAGGCCATCAATGAATGTTTTGAGATCATTACAGTGCTGTTCACTGACCCGGCGACCGGCCAGACGGACTTCTCGAAGCTGCCCGATTCTGAGGCTGACCAGGGCGAGTTCGCCAAGACCTTCAATCGGATGTACCGCGAACTCCAGGCAGCACAGGTGCAGGGCTTTACCTGGGAGAAGGACACCTACTACTTCGATGCACTCCCTGAACCTATCGTGGTAACGCTCACCGAGGACGTCTTCACCACATTGCTCACCCGTTACAAGGAACTTGGCAAGGAGGGAGGCGATCCAACTGACCCACCCGGTGGGGCAGATGACGCGCCCTTCGATATTGACGTGCACATCACGCACATCGACACCGACCGCATCGATGCCGAGTACCTCAACAGCAAGTTTGAGAAGTACCTCAAGGCACTCCAGGACGGCGTGGCAGAGCACATGCTCGATGATCTGCTGGAGCAGCTACATGATAGTTTCGCCCGCCTAAGCCAAGACGACCAGCGCTACGCTAACCGTTGGCTGCATGATCTCCAGGCAGGCGACGTGGCCCTGCAACCGGGCAAGACAGTGCAGGACTACATCAACGAGTACCGCATCACCGAGCGTGACCGGCAGCTGGCACGTCTTCATGAGCGACTGGGGCTGGATACGGGACTATTGCGCCGAATACTCGACAGCCGTGTTACGGCAGCAACCATCAACGAGTACGGGCGTTTCGATGACCTCAAGGCATCCATTGACCTCGACTTGGCTACCGCCTACTTCACCGAGGTCACTGGCGCACCAGTGTCGAAGTTCAAGGTTCGTGCGATGCTGGACAAGCTCCTGCGCACCTACATCATCGATGGCGTGCTGCCTGCTGACCTCACGGTGACCGAGGAAGAGCTGACAGGTGAGTAAACATGCTTATTGGATATGCCCGCGTCTCAACAGCCCGCCAGGGCCAGTCACTCGACACCCAACGTGAAGCGCTCGTTAACGCGGGCTGTGACCCTAAACGCATTTACGAGGACGTTATCTCCGGCACCAACTGGAACCGCCCCGGTCTCGACGACGCATTGGCCTACATGCGCTCTGATGACACCCTGGTGGTCACCCGTCTCGATCGCCTGGGCCGTAACCTCGCCGAAACTGTCAACACCATCGCTGACCTCGCTGAGAGGGACATCAACGTCCGCGTCCTGGAGCCTGCACTCGACACCAGCCGACCAGCCGACAAGGTAGTAGTCAACGTTATGGCGAGCCTGGCCGAGTGGGAGCGGGACCTTCTCGTCCAACGCACCCGTGAAGGTGTGGCCCATGCCCGGGCTGAAGGCCGAGTGGCAGGACCGAAGCCGAAGTTGAGCATGGAACAGAAGCAGCAGGCCGCGAAGTTGGTCGACAGCGGCGAGAGCGTCGCATCGGTGGCACGCACCTTCAACGTCTCGCGGCAAACCATCTATCGCGCGCTGCATGAGGTCAAAGAATAGGATGATGGCACCTATCGATTACGCCTCAACAACGCCTTGTAGTCCTCCACGGGCCAGCGCCTTCCCATCCACACAGCAGCCGCAGCAATGGCTGCGATGGTCACGCACATGAGTACCACGGCACCGAGTGCCCAGCCCACACCTGACCACCACGTGTCAGCAGCCCATGCACGTGACCACATCTCCGGCACAGCCGCAGGGATACCGAGCAGTGATGCACCCATCCAGAGACCGCCCGCAACCACGATCACACCGACACCCAGCACAGTCACGAGCAGCACAATCGACACCACGCTAACCGTGCGATCTTCCAAACGCTCATCGAGACGATCCACCTCCGTCACCGTGTGAGCGGTGGCAGTCTCCAACCGCTTACGCTCACGGGCGACTCCCTCGACACCATCGTCCACCATCTTCTTGAACGACCGCTCATAGCGACTAAAAGTCCGGTCCATAGTCGCCTTCAGGTGGTCGAGGACCATCGGACTCAAGCGCTTCTCGACGCTGACGCTCAGCCTCTCCACTGCGTCGTCGCTGAGACTCAGCGGCCCTTCGACGAGTTCGAGCACGGTCTTCAGCAAGTCGCCCATCGACGTTAGCGGCGCCACGATCCCGGTCACCGACTTCTGCAGTCCCTCGTGCTGGCGCTGAATCGCCACCGGCAGCGCGGCCGCGATCTCCGCCATCGACTTCATCGAGGCCGTCGCTTGAGCCATCGCCGTCTCGTATTCCTTCGTCCCCACTGTTGAACGCTGCAAGGACTCCATGCGCTTGTTCAAGTCCGTCAGTTGCTTCTGATAACTCGCCAAGTGCAGCTCCACGTCCTCGGGCATCCCGACCGGCAGAGCCTTCACGTCCTCGACTTGTTTCGTTAGCGCCGTCAGCTGCGAGGCCAACTTGTTCAGCAACTCCGTGCTGTCCGTCCGTTGCCGTCGTTTGTTGTCCACCATTGTTGTCAATCTCCATTCCATCAATCAGTCGTTCTGCGTGTATTTCATGTAGCCGAGCGCGAAGCCCATCCATCGTGTAGTCAGAGCCGAGTCGAGACCCGGCAGTAGCCGCCTTAGAGCTGCCCTTGCCGTTGCGATCGGTCAAGCGCAGCTCCTTGCCGTCGTCGCCGACCAATGCGAACGACGACCGCTCGCTCTTGCGCGTGCGCTTGCCCCGCCCCTTGCGTGAGAAGGACAGGTGATACTCGAAGGCGATCTCTTCCATCACTTCCAAGCCAGGCTCCACACCACCACCGCCGTCGATGTCGAGGGCAGCGATTACGCGGTCGTCTTCTAACAACTCTTCGATGCGAGCACGGGCAAACTCACGCCAGGTCTCGCGTGTCAACTCCGACAGCGACAAGTCTGAACCGTCAATGTCAACGCCCTTCGCCTGCGCCACCCGCTCGTCGCGCGACAACGACACCGGATCACGACCAAGCACCTTCAAACCGAAGACCTCCATCACGTCGTCGTTGGTCTCGCGGACACGCCACGCGTTGCCTACCGCCTTCGGCGCGGCCCTCCCAGTTCCACGATCATGGTTGGCAACAATGATGTGGTTGTGAACATGTGCGGTATCGGTATGAGTAGCGACGACCACGTCGCAATCAGGAGCCATCTTCGCGGCCAAGGCGAGGCCCGCCGCATGCGCCTTCTCCACGTCCAAGGGGTTGTCAGGGTCTAGTTCGTCGGGACTAAACGACTGGATGATGTTGATCGTCTCGTTACGGCGCTGCACCGACTCCTGAACTCGCGACCGAGTTTCCATCACCCACACCACGGGGTTACTTCCGCGTGGACCGACAACGGAGACAGCAGCAGCACGCACCGAGCCAGCCTTCATAGCCTTCTTCGTTCCGTAGACGGCGTAGATCACGGCAGCGGCAGCATCCCTCGAGCGCTGAACCTTGCTAACAGACACGATCCACTGCCTCCCGCACGTGGCCTACGAGATCGTCGATCACACCGGGGACACCAAGAAGCCCCGGCAGTTCGTCGTCAGACCACCCATTCACGTGACAGATACGAACTATCTGGTTGATGTTCACGCCGACGCGGCACACCTCAGCGACCAAGCGGTCGAGCGCTTCGCGCAACTCCACCACTTCAGGCGGCACCGGAGGAGCCGCCACTTGCTCACCTACACCGACAGGCAACCTATCCGCCATCGCAATGATCGCCAGTCGTACAACCTCGCTATCGGTGACGCCGAGAGCCGACGCGGTGCTGCGCACCACCTCGTCCTCGGAGTCGCCGAGGCGCACTGTCATTCGTCGTCCGTTATTCATGCTTCATCACTCCTCACGCCAGCCCGCCCTGTGGGCTTACGCCCACCTGCCACATCCTGACTGTTCTGCCATCGGTATGCCTCGCTTCGCATTGGCACCTCGCAGACCAGTCAGGATGTGGGGCCAGCATCACCCTTGTCAGACATTCGGCCCTGGGGGCCTCGTCTGCCGGGTGAGCTGGCTAAGGGCGCTGCCGCCCCCTAGAACCCCTGGCTCCCGCCGACATAGCCGGTGCCACCACCGCCGTCGCTATCGACAAAGTCGTGCGGCAAGTGGTGACCGTCGGCGGGGACAGCGTCCGTGGCCGCATCGTCTACATTTGCCACGTCGTCGATGTCCACGTCGTCGACGACGTGGCGGTAGAATTCGGACACTGACACGTGAGCAAACTTCGCCCACTTCGACCGTGACTCGGTGACTGCCTGACGCACGGCACTACCGAGCACACGATCCGCTTCACGAGCGGCCTCCTCGGCTTCAGCCTGCAGTTTCAGCACCTGCTCCTGGACACGCTCGGCCCGAGCAATTGCACGATCAAGCTGCTTCTTCGTTGCCACGATTAAAACCCCATTTCTGGCTCATCATGAGCCGATTGCTTTGTCTGTTCCGACCAGGACCGCGACGGCACCGGCCGATGTTGTTGTGCGCGCTGACGCTGTTGTGCGCGTCGACGTTTACGCTTTTGTTCTTTGCCCTCTTGTTCTCGCCGCACGCGCGCGAGCCGCGCCACGTTGAGATCGCGCGTCACGGAATCCAGGTCCACGCACGCAGCCTGAAATTCCGCATCGTCATAGACGGGGGCAGGCCGGACTGCCTTCATCTCCTTGATGGCCTGTTGGGCCGCAACCACCTTCTCCGGACTAGGCCAATCGGCAGAAGCGATAGCACCCGCGAGGTGGACGAGGAAGTGATCTTGAGAACTCATCACTATCTCCTTAGGTTGTGTGCTTAACGGACGTGGCCACGAACACTGGGGGGCCGCGTGTGCCAAATTGGACGCTCACTTGCACTCACTCCAATCCCGACCCGGCCCCGCACTGTCCGCGAGGACTGGAACGTGCACGCCGTCGGCGGAGGGAAGGGCGACACTTGAGAAGGCATCGAGCACACACTGTCGCACCTCCTCAACGCGGTCCTTTGGCACCGACAGAACAACCTCGTCGTGGACGAAAATGCGGATCCTTCGTTGCACGTCCTCGGGCATGGCAAGCACACCGTGGAGGAATACGTCGCGAGCCGTTCCTTGGCCGTAAGCGGCAGGCGCTCGGGTGTACGCTTTGTCCCGATTAACAGCGACACGTCGACCGAAACCGGTCGTCACATACCCTGAGGTCTCCGCGCCTTTGCGCAGTTGTTCCTTGAAACTTTCGAGGCGAGGGAATTCGAGATGAAGGCTCGACAGCATCCGCTCCGCTTCGGCCACACTGCAACCGACATGCGCGGCAAAGGATCTCGCTCCCATGCCGTAGTTCGCCGCGTGCGCGAGCGCCTTCGCATCCGGGCGACGACCGGGATCACCGAACACCCGCACCGCCATTTCCGTGTGCGCATCACGACCTTCGGCAAACAGCGCCGCGTAGGCCTCATCACCGGCAGCAGCCGCCATGCAGCGAGCATCAATCTGCGACAGGTCGACAGACAGCAACCGCTCGCCCGGCTCGGGCAGGATCATCGCCCGCTGCGCAAGCAAGCGCTCACCACGCGAGCCAAAGATCGTCATGCCCGGCTTCGTCGTACTCAACCGACCCGTGGCTTGCGACGGCTGGATGGACGGGAACACCCGATCACTGCGCAGGTACTTCTTCACCGTCTTCGCCGGGCTGCGCGTCTCCAATAGCGCCACCATGTTCTCGCAGACTTCGACGACCTCACGCGAGTCAGAGTGCTGCTCGGCAAGCTCACTGAAGGCGTCTTTTGTCGTTGTCGGCGCACCCGTCTTCGTCAACGGTAGCTGGGCCCCGTAACGCTGAAGGTAGGACTGAATAGCTTCTTTACCGGCCTTCGTCGCCCACGGGGCCTTACCCTCATCCGGGATGCCGACGGTATTGACGAGCCAGCCACGGATGCCGTTTTTCACTGTGTCTTCGTCGGCCAGCGTTTCTTCAACGAGATCGACATCGACGCGGATACCCCGCGACTCAACGCCAGCCAGCACGCGAGCGACCTCATGCTCATAGGCCACGTACTCCGCATCCGGTACACGCTTCACGAGCGCACAGTGGACATCTGCCGTGGCACGCACATCCTGTCGGGCGTACGCAACATACTGCGGATCATCGACTGGAATCTGGTCGAAACCACCGTGCTGGCTGGCCAGAGCCTTCAGCGCCGTGTCACCATCGGCCAGCAACTTACCGCCGAGACCGAGGCGGGTAGCCACAGCGTCGAGGTGGTACTTCTTTCCCGTCGTGGGAGGGTCCACGAGACGGGCAAGCACGAGAGTGTCCTCGACGCGCTGCTCGGGCGACGGAGCAAAGCCATATAGGCGCTCCAGCGCAGGGAGATCGAAATGTGTGATGTTGTGCCCGACAATCGTGCCCGCGTTTCGCAGAACCGGCAGCAGCTCACCGGCGATGTCCGTCGTTGTCCTGATCTCGCCACCATCCACCTGATACGCCGCCAAGCGAACCCACGCAGGGTCATCGGTCGTGTGCAACCCATCGGCGCTAGCGGTCTCCAGGTCGAATACCACCGTGGATGCGCCAGTGTTGTCGGCATCGACAGCACTACCGCCAGGTGCAGGAGGGGGAGTGGGGCTACCACCGTCCGGGTCGTTGAGGCCGCCAGGACCACCACCGTTCCCGTCCGGGCCGAGATAGGTCACCTTAAAGCGCTTCGTGTGGTTGACCATCCCGGCCATCTTGACGACGAAACCAGCAAGATTACGGTCCTGAAGCTTCGTGTACACCCGACCCAACCGCTGCGCGGTCACCTCGTCCAGGGTCTGGATGTCTGACGGGAGCGGGATAAAACCCTGCGTTTCGCGAATCTTGCACTCCACGTCATAAGCACGGAAGGGCTCATCAAAGTTCACGCTCACCCAGTGCAGATGCGCCAGGTCCTCAAGTTCGCTCTCATTGTGCTGTGCCCGCTGCTCGCGCACGCCAAACATGAGGTCACGCCTACCAGCGTGCTCAAGGACGCCACCCACCACGTGGTACCAGTCCTCAAAGCTACCCACCGGCTGGCCCGGTGCCGGGGCAGGCTCACCAGCAACGATCCAGGCCCGGATGAGTGTGAACGCGGCTTCCAGCAGGGCCCGTCGGTTGTCTTTGACCCACACCAACAGGTCCGGGTGTGTGAAGTCGTCGCGAGCTTCTGGGCTCGCCAACGGCGTCTTCATCTCGACCATCACTGTTCGACGTCCAAGATCCTTTTTCACCGCGACGTTGTTTCCGGCTGCAAAAACGCAGGCTGAGTTCTTCACCGACAAGTGCCGGGACTCGCCGAGGATACGACCCTCGTAGTAGGTGGAGGTCAGCATGGCGGCCAGCGACAGGCTACCGATCCCCTCACCGGTCTCATCGAAGATCAGCATCGTCTGACCAGCGAGAAGCGCCGACGTGAGTACCTTCTGCATCTCTTCATCGTGATGGGGCATCTTCTGCACCCGCGCGCCGTAGCCGTGAGCAATCATGCTCACGGCAGACAGCAACAGGCCCTTGCCTGTGCCCGGTGTGTTAGCCGAGATGACGTGCATTGGCGAGGTCTCGCACGACGGGCGGACAAGCAGGGTGAGTACCATGCCGATAGCACGGGTCCGGTCAGCTTCCGTCTTGAACGGGAAGTCGGCGTAGACCTCCTCCAGGAGCTCGCGGGCAGCTGTGACCTCTTCCTGTGACGGGTCATCCGGCACGTGGAAGCCGTCGAGATCATCGGACAAGTCGAGTAACAGGCCGGTCTCTTCGTCGTAGCCGGGCTCGGACAAGACCCTGCCGCTCGGGGTGAGCACAGGCGTCTCCACGATGCCCTCGATGCGGGGATACCGTCCGACACGTGCGCCGTTGAAAACGGTAGCCGCGTCTTTGTCAGACAGCGCCCGAACCTTCGACTTCGTCTGCGTGGAGTGAACAATCCGAATCGCCTGCGCCGACAAATCCACCGCCAGAGCGTTACTCACCGGAATGAGGTGTTTGCGTCCATCACGATGCACGAGACACACGAGTTTGTGGTCGGTGCGAAAAAGCCGCTTACCAGCGAACTTCTCATATACCGCGTTGTCTACCGCGTCCCAGATCTGGTCGTCGGGCAGGTCCGTGCTAATAATCGGCTTGGCCGATCCGTCAGACCCCTGCGAAGTATCCTTCGTAGGTATCGTGCTGCTCAAGCTGGGCCGCTTCTTGGCAGGCTTATCCTCGGCCTGTTTGACCCACAGCTCCAGCATCTTCTCCCGCTGCGCGGGGGAATCAATACCGCCAAGCACATCGTCGATGCCCTGCTTACCGCTACCGGGGAAGCGAACGAACCGGACGGGGCTCGCGCCCCACTGTCGACAGAGCTCGCCGATACCTGCGGCCCCGTCATAGACCCTGCGGTTCCTCGCGGCGTCAGCGTCGGCGACGATATAGACCGGCAAGCCACCGACAAGCTGAAACGCCGAGCTAGGGCCATCATCGCCACCCATCCAGGACGTGATTCCCGACAGGCCGTAGACCGCAGTGCTCTCATCGCTTGCCGACATCACAGCCAGTGCCTGCTTCGTGCCCTCGACCACGAGGACACGGCGGGTCGTATCATCCACAGCCCGACGCTCAATGAGTGCTGGGGTGGGGTAGCCGGAGTCCTTGCTGGGGCCGATGTATTTGGGTGAGCGACCGTCGGTCAGCGTGACAAAGCCAGGCTGTGGCTTGGCCTGCCAGGTCTCACCCTTACCGGCCTCGGTCAGTGGGAACACCAGAGCGGGCAGCGCACCGTCGCGGTCACCGACCCATCGCAATGGATCGGGCAAATCATCCCTCTCCCAGGCCGTGTACGCACCGGACGCCTCGATCACATCGTCGCTGATCGCCGATGTCTGAAGCTCGGTGAAGTGCTCCGCAGAAAGTCGCTGGTCAAGTACAGATTGGACTGGCGCGGAGGAAGCGGAGTGGGTAGCATCAACTTCAGAAGCATTACCCAGATCCGCTTCTTTTGCCCCGTCGCTAGCAACGGCGGGGTTCTTCTCTTCCGTCATGTCTTAGGCACCCCCTACGAGGGATGCCAGACGCGAGCGTTGCTCGGACGACAAGGTAGGTGCAGCCGAAACGAGCTCGTCAATGGCGACATCGATGGGATCCTGGCCCTACCCTCGTTGAGTGGACACCCGATTTAGCGGGATCCGTCCCGCACGAGAGGATGTCACCATGACCGACAACACCGCTGGCCGGCGACCACGGCGAAACTTCAGCCCGGAATACAAACACGAAGCCGCCCGACTGGTCATCGACACCGGACGCACCATCGCCGAAGTCGCCCGCGAACTCGGCGTCGGTGCCCAGACCTTGGGCAAGTGGGTCGCCACCGAACGCGCTAAAGACGCCGGTGAACCCACCGGTGAGCTGGACCTGGATGAACGCGCCGAACTCAAACGACTGCGCCGCCAGGTCGCTGATCTGCACAAGGACAATGAGTTTCTGGGAAAAGCAGCAGCCTTCTTCGCTGCCAAGCAGCCACCGACGAACGGTTCGAACTGATGGCGCAGGAGAAGGCGAATTACGAGGTCACCCGTATGGCCCGCCTGCTGAGAGTGTCCCGGTCTGGGTTCTATGCCTGGGCGGCCAGGCAAGCGAGAGAACCATCGCCCAGACGCCGTGAGCGCGACGACCTCGACGCGAAGGTCCGGACGGTGTTCACCGAGTCCGACGAGGTCTACGGCGCTCCCCGGGTGCATGCCCAGCTGGCTCGTGAGGGGACGGTCGTTGACCGCAAGACCGTGGCGAAGTCGATGCTGCGCCAGGGCTTGGAGGGGATCAGTCCCAAGAAGTTCTCCCCGGTGACCACGCTGCCTGGTGTCAACACCCACGCGATCCCCGACCGGGCACGACGTTGCTGGGACAAAGGCGGGCTCGACCGGTGCTGGATTTCCGATATCACCTATCTGCGCACCGGTGAAGGCTGGGTGTATCTGGCGGCGGTCACCGACGCGCATTCCCGGCGGATCATCGGCTGGGCGATGGACACCCACATGCACACTGACCTGGTGGAACGAGCCCTGCGTATGGCCCACACGATACGCGGTGAGCTGCCCGTTGATGTGGTGTTCCACGCTGATCGTGGGTGCCAGTTCACCAGCGAACAGATGCACCGGGTGTGCCAGGACCTGCAGGCACTGCAGTCAATGGGCCGGACCGGGGTGTGTTGGGACAATGCGATGGCCGAGAGTGTGTGGGCGACGCTGAAGACCGAGTTCTACGACCGGTACACCTGGCACACCCGGGCCGAGGCTCGGCAGGCTGTGGCCCGCTGGATTGAAGTGGTCTACAACCGACGACGGCTGCACTCGTCGCTGGGGTATGTGCCGCCGGTGGAGTTCGAAATGAATCTGTTCAACAAACCTGCTGCTGAGGAACCTGAGGCAGCTTAGTTACCTGTCCACGATTTGCGGGCAAGGCCCATCCGGGCCAACGGGGGTCAGCAATGCATCGAGGTCCTCACGCCGCACCTTGATGCGCGAGCCTGTTTTATAAGCAGGTAGTTTGCCCTGGGCAATCCACATGCGAAGTGTTGAGTAGGCGCCGTAACCTTCTTCTACGGCTTCTTGAAGAGTGACTAGAGGAGCACTCATGAAAAAACTCCAGACAGCTTGAACTGTCCGGAGAGGGGTGCTTTCCCGGCTTGTCACCCAGGCGGCCTGAAGAACCGTGCGCAGCTCGCCAGCGGGGGGAGACCCCGCCATCGCTTTACAGGAGCGCTAACTCCCTACCTGGCCTCTTTCACTGCCTGGCGTGCCGCTCCAGGACTTACGCAATGTTTTCATTCTCGTCGGAGGATTACCGGTGCTACCCGTTCGGTGTGCTACACCGTGGTAGGAGATCTCATTGCTCCCATCCACCCTCGGGGTTATCCCCGCTCCAGCGACTCGCATACCGTCACCGAAGTGCTAGCGACAACATTACCAACATGCAGCGCCCAGCGTCAATAGGTAGTGCTGATAGGCGGTGCCGGTGCTTGCGGCATGGGGGCGTTAGGGGGATCGGGGGCCATTTTCGGCCCCTCTATGAATTTTCGGAAAAACACATTAGTGGGTAGAGGCCCAATATCGCACTGATAGTTGTTGCATCCCCAGTAATACGTTTTTCCGGATTTCTACGTTTTGAGTGAAAACATCCCCCTGATCCCCCGTGCAGTGCTGATTTGCCCCCCCAAGTGGTACCAACAACCCATGTTCGTTTAAATCCGAGTTCCTCCGGTCCGTGGTCACCAGCTTCGCGCACCATCATCCGCCGAGCGAACTGAACTTCGTGCTCGTCGACTTCAAGGGAGGGGCAGCATTCTCCGGAATGGAGCGTCTGCCCCACACATCAGCGGTGATCACCAACCTTTCGGAGGAGGCGTTGCTCGTCGACCGGATGAAGGACGCCCTGCTCGGCGAGATGCACCGGCGGCAGGAGAAGCTCCGGGCGGCGGGAATGACCACGGCCACGGACTTCAACGGCACCAGCCCCGGGGAGATGCCGTCGCTGCTGGTCGTGGTCGACGAATTCTCCGAACTCCTGATTACAAGACCAGAGTTCGCCGAGGTGTTCGCGGCGATCGGCAGACTGGGACGCTCCCTCGGCCTCCACCTCCTCCTCGCCAGCCAACGCCTGGAGGAAGGCAGGCTACGTGGTCTGGAGTCGCACCTGAGCTACCGGGTGGCGTTGCGGACCTTCTCGGCGGCGGAGTCACGGGCTCTCATCGGTTCACCGGCAGCCTATGAGCTTCCCGCCTCCCCGGGGGAGGCGATTCTCGCCGAATCGGCGGGAGGAGCAGGTCAGATACGCTTCAGATCCGCCTATGTGTCCGGGCCGCAGACTCCGGCGGACCGGGGACCGGTCAGAGAGCTGGGGGCCGGGCAGGAATCGACGGGAACGGTGATGGAACTGGTCATCGACCGTCTCGCGGGGCCCAACCTCAACCCGATCTGGCTGGAACCGTTGCCTGTCGACCTGCCGGCCAGTCTGCTGCTCGGAGAAAACCGAACCTGGGGTACCGGAACCGACGGTACGGGCCCGGATCTCCGACCGGTACCTGTCGGTCTGGAAGACCTTCCCTTCGACGGTGTGCAGAAACCCTGTGAAGTTGACCTGCGACGACGCCACTGGGCGGTCGTCGGATCACCGGGGACCGGGAAAACAACCGTGCTGCGGACGTTGACTGTCGGTCTCGTCCTCGGCAACCCGGGAGTGGTCGTCTACGTCTTCGACCCGGGTGGTTCACTGGCCGGTCTGGCCCGGTTGCCGCAAGTTGCTGCGGTTGTCGGGGTTGATCTGGTCGACAGAATGTTCGATGAGCTTGAGCAGGATCCTCCGGAAGGGGTCACCCACCGGATACTGCTGGTGGACGGGGTCGACGCTCTCGGGGAGGCAGACAGGCGGCTTTCCGCACTCGTCGCAGGGGGTCTGGAGAGAGGGGTCCATGTCGTCGTCACCGCACTGCGGTGGACCTTCCGGCCCAGTCTGCGTGACCTGCTCGTCGGGCAGCTGGAACTTCGGTTGCCTCCGGGAGAGTCCAACCACAGGGACATCCAACGCAGTCTTCCGGATGCCCCGGGCAGGGGTGTGTCCTGGACCGGACATCAGGTACAGATGGCGTGGTCGGACGCTGAAGCCGTGGAACACGCCCGCCGCGTCAGCGCGGCCCGTGGGGACACCGTCAGAACCATGCGGGTACTGCCGGCGTCAGTCACCTACCGTGCCGTGGTGGCAGAGGCTTCGGAGGCGGTGGAAACTGCGGAAGCGGTGGAGAGACGGGGAGACGGACACGGTGATGACAGGCGTACGGACGGGGTTCTCCTCGGGCTCGGAGGCGCCGACCTGGGACCGGTGTACTGGGATCTGCGGACCCTGCCTCATCTGACTGTGGCGGGGAGATCAGGTTCCGGGGCGACGACCGCCCTGCGCACTGTGGTCACCGATCTTGCAACCCGGAACCTTCACCGCTCCGACCAGGTTGAGCTGCTGGTGACCGACGTTCGAAGAGGACTCCTAGGCCTTCCCGGATACCGGTCCCCGGTGGGCTTCGTCACTGAACTGGAGCAGGTGACGGCCGTCCTCACCGCAAGGATTCCCGGCGACGTCACCGAGCTGAGTCCGGAGTCCCTGAGAAACCGGAGCTGGTGGTCCGGACCCGACTACATTGTCGTCGTCGACGACCTGGACCACTCCACGGAGCTGGCCGCGGCGCTGGAAACAGTCGTCCCGTTGCTCCCGTACGCCGCAGACATCGGCCTGCATCTGGTCACCGCCAGACGGAGCGCTGTGCTGGGCCGCAGCACCTACACACCCCTGTTCCAGGGCATCCGCGACAGTACAGCCTGGATCCTGTTGTCCGCGCCGCGAGAGGACGGGCCAGTCGCAGGACAGGCCCTGTGTCCCCGGCCACCGGGACGCGGACTCCTCGTACAGAACACGGTGGAGGAGCTGCAGATCGCCGTCACCGGAACGGGCGACATCCCCGGGGCAGACCGGAGTTCAGCGGACCGGCGGTCGGAACAGGAACCGGAAACAGAAGGGAAGGACGAGCATGTCTGAACAGTGTCCGTCCGGAGCCACAGGGTCGCAGACCGGGACAGTCTTCCGGGCACTGGCACTGGTGGAATCAGGGATCCTGGTCAACGGATCGGCCGTGACTGACCTGCTCAGCGGATTCACCGTCAGTGGTGACATCGACGGCACGGCCGTCAGTGGTGACATCGACGGCACGGCCGTCAGTGGTGACATCGACGGCACGGCCGTCAGCGCCGGTGCTGTGCCTCGTGACTCACCGGAATGGAGGAGAACCGGTATAGCGCTGACCCGGCTGGAGGCGGTGCGGGAACTGGTGTCGGAGGTTCTCACGGCCCGCGCCGCCGACCCCGAGTTGACCAGTCCCAACCCACTTGTCCCACGGACCAGGTTCCCCTGGGGAGTGGGAGAACCCCACACCGACATCATCGTCGTCGGAGATGAGGCAGCGGTCACGGCGTCCTACCTGAGATCGGTCGGGTTGCGCGCCAGGGTCGTGGACCCCACCGACGCCGTGAAAATCGCCGCGGACCTGGCGATGGCACGCGCCGAACTCGAGGAAATCGAGGCCTCCGTCTCCGATGGATCGCGCTCCGGCAGCAGGTCCGCCGACCGGGACACCGCACACGTCCGCCCGGCTTACCTGTCCAGACCGTCAGACCCGGATGTCAGCGTCGACGACGGGAGTGCCGGACACCGTGTGCGGACAGTGGCCGCTGTGATGACAGGACTGGTGGTCCTGGTCCTCTGCGTCTTCGGCGTGGTGTCAGCGACAGGCGGACAGGCCACCAGCGGTGACCGTGCGCTACCGGACGGTGTGCAGACACAGGCAGGATCAACATGGCCGCCGGCGGGAACGGTCGGTTCCACGACAGTGGGAGAACAACCCCGGGGGGACGGGGAAGGACTGGCCCCGACATCTGCGTCTGCTGAAAGTGTCACGCCCGGGGAATGGAATGACCCCGTCCGGCACGGCAGTCACGGAGACGACCCCCGGGTGTCCCGCGCAGATGTGCCTGTCACCGTGGGACTGGAAGGTTGGACCATCAGTGAGGCCACGAGGAACCGGGAGATTTGGATGTCGGAGGACCCGGACATGAGGATCCTCGTGGCCGCTAAACCGGCACCGGTGGGTACCCAGGACCAGCTGGACGCCCGGATGCTCACAGCGCTTGAGAAAGTGCCGGGAGTTCGCGTGCTCTCACGGTCACCGGTCGACTACGAGGAGTCGACCAGCCGGTCGGTGACCCGCTGGCAGGTGAGACTGATCGACGGCCACCAGGTCTCAGTGGGATGTCAGTACCGTCCGGCGTCCGGTGATGTCACCGCAGACCGTACTGCGGTCTGCGACCGTTTCACGGCCACCGTGAGGGTGGGGTGAGGACGGGGGGACGCGTCGGATCCGGAGCAACGGTCATCGGGTGGTAGAACCGGAGCCATGAATGAACACTCCGACCCAGAGCGCTCCGCGCCTCGGACCAGCACTCATTCGCTGGTGGTCGAGGCGATCGAGAACCGCATACTGTCAGGCGAACTGGGGGTCGGAGACGCACTGCCACCTGAACGCCAGCTCGCCGAACAACTCGGGGTCAGCAGGGCCGCCGCCCGTGAAGCCATCCGGGTCCTGGAAAGCCACGGAGTTCTCGAATCCCATGTAGGTTCCGGGACCCGGGCCGGTACATTCATCGCCGCCACACCGACTGTCGCACTGAGCCGCTTCCTGAAACTGCATGTGGCGCTCAACAATTTCGCGCTGGAGGAAGTGGTCCAGACCAGACTGATCCTGGAGGTCGAGAGTGCCGCAATGGCGGCGCGCCGGGGTGATCCGGAAGTGCTGCACCGTATGGGGGAGGAGCTGGCCGTCATGGACCGACAGGACATCGGCAGGGAGGAGTTCGGGGACGCCGACACCCGCTTCCATGTCGCACTGGCGCGAGGAGGAGGGAACAGGCTTTTCGCAGACATGACACAGGCGATACGCGAGTCCCTGAGAGCGCCTCTGCTGGAAGGCTACCGTGCCCACCTGGACTGGGACGGTCTGCGGGATCTGCTCCAGGAACAGCACAGGTCACTGCTCGAGGCGGTAGCCGCCGGAAACGGCGAGCAGGCGGCGGAACTCGCCCGCGAGCATATACGGACCTCCTACCGCGCGTTGCCCGGTCTGTGCAGTGACGAACAGGAGCTGATCACCGGGGCGGGTGCCCCCGGGGCAGGCGACACCGGACAGGAATGAACCTGGCGGGCACCGGCGGAGTCTAACTGCAGGGACGGTCCCGACCAGGGGCCGCTGCGGGGCAGGGACGTCGTGAAACTGTGACCTCCCCGGCAGATCCGGAACAACTATCCAGGGGGAATCCGTGAGCTTCAGGACAACAACTGACGTAATGCACTCCACTGCAGGCAAGGTGGACAACGTCAATGAGCAGGTGCACGCAGAGCTGAACCGGCTTCAGGGGGTGGTCGACTCTCTCCGGGGAGTATGGAAAGGAGAGGCACAGGCGGCGTTCGCGAACCTCATGGTGAGGTGGAATGACTCTGCCCGGGAACTGAGGAGCGCGTTGGTGAGCATTTCCGAGAACATCCGCTCCAACGCGCGGGCATTCCAGCAGGTCGAGGACGACAACACCGCCGCATTCCGGTGAGATCGTCCGGAAGTCGTCAACAACAGCAGCAGACACGGGGAGTCAATCAATGATCCAGTACAACTTCGCCAAGAAACACCACGACTAGCCGACTGACCTGCCACGACCCCCATCAACCACCCTCAGCACAGGCGACCCATCCCGCACCGATCCCGCAAGAGATTCCACCGACGCCCTCGCCGCATCCTGAGCCCCACGAAGCCAATGCGCATACACCCGCGACGTCGTCGGCACACTGTCACCAATCAACGCCGCCACCGTCGTGATCGGTTCACCGGACTGCAGCATCGACGAGGCGTACAGATGCCTCAGCCCATGGAACCGCCACAACCTGTCATCCAGGCCCACAACCGCCCCCAGCACACGCATCACCTGAGACAGCTGGATCGAAGACGTCCCACGCCCACCAATCCCCGGCACCACCGGATCCTCAGGGCCACGGCCCACACGCCACTGCTCGAGCTCTCGTGCCATCGCCCGCGACAGTGGCACGACCCTCCGAGACCGCTTCGTCTTCAGCCCGCTGTAGACCTGCAGCTTCTTGATGCACTGCCGCTCGACGTGGATCCTGCGCCCCTCCAGATCCACATCACGCCACTGCAGGCCCGACAGCTCCCCGACACGCAGACCAGTGTCCACACCAAGTCGTATCGCCATCGCCAGCCACGGAGCAGGACGGAGCTTCGACCGGCCGGCAACCTTCTTCACGCGCCCGTTCGCGAACTCCCCGCCTGCCTCCGCTGCCCGGCACATGGCTTTGACCTGATCGAAGGTCGGCACCTCACGCTCCTGGACCTCACGGTCCTGCAGGATCGACGACTTCAGCGTCGACGGCACCGGGGACCTCGAGATCAGACCATCCTCCACCGCACGGTCGAATATCCCCTTCATCCGGGAAATGTGCTGTCCCGTGGTCGTATCAGCCAGGGGGCGGCCTCCCTTCCACGGGCGTCCGCGGTACAGGTCGGTCGCCCACTTCTTGATGTGGCTCGACCGGATCTGGCCGACGGGCATGTCCGCCAAGTCGCCCAGGTTCGCCCTGAATCCCTCGCGGACACCGCGGGTGCCGTCGTTGCGTGCCTGCGCTACCCACTCGTCGACCAGCTGCGCGAGGGTTGTTTTCTCGTCGGCGGGGTCGATCCAGGTGCCGCGGGCAAGTTTCACGCCCTGGTCCTTGTCGAAGTCCTTCGCGGCTTTCTCGGTCGTGAAGGTCTTGGAGTGCTCCTTGCCGGAGGGGTCCCGGTAGCGGACCACCCACTTCGGTTTCTTCCACCCGTCGGGGAGTGGGTCGCCCTTCTTCGGCCGTCGCTGGATGCTCACGGTATGCTCTCTTTCGTCTGATGCGTTCGGACATTCTGGCCCTCATCACCCTGCCCGGTGGTGGGGGTTTTCACTGTCGCTGAGCGGTGCGGGTGGCACCGGTGCTCGTAGCGTGTGACGTGTCGCCGGGGCTTTGTCCTTTCACCCGGCGATGCGCGGGGTCGGGACCGCGCTGTCTGTGGGTAGTCCGCCCCCGGTCGCTGGTGCTGCGGCCGGGGGTTTCCTCACATCTTGTCCATGTCGGGCGTGCAGGTCACGACCGCGTAGTCGCCCGTGGAGGTGGATTCGGTGATGACCTCACCGTTCCACAGGATGCGGCAGGTCAGGGTGCCCGCCCCGTCGAGCTGCCCGGTCACGTTGTTCATGAGGGCATCCCACTTCGTGTCGGCGGGAATGTCCTTGGTCCACCCGGATGCCACACCCTGCTCCTGGGCGGTGTTCCCGTTCTGCAGCCAGCTAGCGTTGATCGGGGCACCGTCGGATTCGAGGACGAGCTGCATCACGTTGCCGTCGGACTCGGTGCCGGGCTGTGCTCCCGACTGGTCTCCGGACTCGGTGCCGGGCTGCGCCTCCGGTGCGGCGGCGGCTGTGCTGTTCGCCGAGGCGGTGTCTTTCTTGTCGTCACCGCCGCCGGCTACTCCGGCGATGATGATGATGACGACGATGATCGCCAGGATGATGAACCACACGCGCTTGTAGAAGGGCTTCTTCTTGGGGGGTTCGGGCTGCTGGTACGACTGTGCGGGGTACGGCTGTCCGGGCTGCTGGGGCTGCTGGCCGTAGGGGTTCTGGTCGGTCATGGGGTGTCCTTCTTGAGTGTCATGTACAGACGAATGTGGTGCTGTGAGCATTCGAGCTCGTCTGCGAGTGCTGGGATACAGGGCCCGCACCACGTGTAAGCTTCGGCGAACTCTTCATCGGTGAAGAGGAGCCTTAATGCGAATCGGTCAGCGCGGCGTTCCTGTTTCAGGGTGAAGATTCCGGGGGTTGTGGTGGTGTCCTGGTAGGCGGCGTGCCCTAGCTCATGTGCGAGGACTGAGCGGTACATGCCGACGCTCAGATTACGACGTGTGCTGATGGTGCGCCTGTGATGGGTGTAGTAGCCGGGTGGGCCGTCGTCGTGGTGGGTGAGGGTGACGCCGAGGAAGTCGGCGATCACCGCGAGTGTGGTGAACCCGGTGGCGTTAGTCGAAGTCACGTTCCTCCTGGTCCTTTCGGGCGTCCTCGTCTTCGCCGCTGTAGGCGACAGAGCCGAGGGGAAGACCATTGTCCTCACCGTCCGGACGTGGGGGCACCCGGTCGTGCGATTTCTTCGCCCGGCGCTCAGCGAGCATGTCGAGCTCTGGGGCGAATGTCGCGGGGTTGAGCTGTCGCGCGAGTTCGAGGGAGAGCTGGCCGGGGGTTGCTGTTGCCACCAGTTGACCGTCCGAGTCGAGGAACTGCTCGACCTCGTCGTACTCGAGGTGCCCGAGCTCTACGAGTGCCTGGACGGGGTTGATGTCCAGGCCTCTCGAGATGGTCACCAGGTCGTCCATCGACAGTCCATCGTTGACGCGCTTGTTGGCGGTCTTGCGGGTGACGTTGAGGAGCTCGGCGATCACGTCGTCGGTGATGCGTCGGTGGGAGGTCTCTGCGAACCACTTCTTGGTGTCCATGCGGAACACCTTAGCGGGTAACTATCTACTCAGCAAGTGGGGAGCTACGTGCACTTTTGGGAAGAGGGGTCCCTCGATGTGTAACCACAGGGTTGCAACTTCCCGGAAAGTGAGTAGTGTTCGGGACAGCAGCCCAGCAAACGGAGGTGAAAAAGGGAATGCTTCTACTCTCTCTTGACGAGATCGACCGGGTTAAGCGGATGAACCGCATCGATTCATGGACGGCCATGGAGGACCTGACCCACATCACGCGGAAGACGTGGGCAAAGACGGCGAGCACTCGTCGGGCGTCCTGGGACGTGATGGAGGCGCTGGTGAAGATCGGCGCCCGACCTGAGCGGCTCCTCGTCTCCATGTCGGCCGCCGAACAGCCCGCCGCCGCCTGACCCCCACCCAACACATGAAAGGAGGCCCCGGATGCATCCCGGAGCCAACGCCAAGAATCCTACCAACCTTGTCCCAGTCTCGGTACCCGGTGCCGCCCCGATCATGGCTGTCCAGCAGGACGGCAAGGAGTGGGCGAGCGTCACCCACATCTGCAAGTCTCTCGGGATTGATCCGAAGAGTCAGCGTCGGAAGCTTCACGCGAAGTCGTGGGCAACCGAGGTCATGATGACCCTGGTTGCCGATGACGGCAAGGAGCGCGAGATGCACCTTGTGGATCGCCGCACTCTGACGATGTGGCTCGCCACGATTGATGCCGGCCGTGTCGCCCCGGAGCACCGTGAAGCACTGGAGGCGTACCAGGCTGAGGCTGCCGATGCTCTCGACAAGTACTTCCACTCCGGTGGTGCGATCAACCCGCGTGCCGATGAGCACCAGATCAACGCCCTGCTGCGTCAGGCACAGATGCAGATGGAGCTGTGCCAGGCCGCACGCGGACTGATCCACGAAGATCACCTGGAGGCGAAAGCGCGCATCGTCCTGGCCCGTGGACTCGGTGAGACCCCGGAGTTGGAGCCTGCGACCCGCCCGCTGTACGCGCAGGACTACCTCGCGGAGAAGGGCCTGTCGGACAGGCAGCGTAAGGCGAAGGCCGGGGTGTTCGGCAAGAGGCTCAAGAAGGCGTACATCGACCGTCACGGTAGGGAGCCGGAGAAGTACCCGCTGAACTTGTCGAACGGGCAGGTGAGGCACGTCAACGGTTACACCGAGGCAGATCGTCCACTGATGGATGAGGTCTGGTCCACCTACTTCGGGGAGGTGCTGGCATGAGCGCGCTGACTGAGTCACAGGCACAGGCCCTGTGGGATGGCCTGCGGGAGAACCTGCTGGCCGTGGAGGACAGTATTCGTCAGATCATCGCCACCAGGGCGTGGGAGCCACTCGGGTACGAGTCGTTCGCGGCGTGCTGGGAGGATCGCCTGTCCGACGTGAAGCTCAGCAAGGAGCTCCGCGCGGTCGTGATCTTCGCAATGTTCGAGGATGACGCGACCCCGGCTGACGCTGCCCGTGCTGTCGCCGGCGCCGGGGTGCGGGAGGTCACCGCCCTGCAACTCGCCTGGAATCGGGGCATGGACGCCCACGATGCGGCGTTCGTCACCCGGTCGAAGCCGAAGACCAGGCCCGCCGCCGGGGCACCCCGTACCGTCGCCACGACCTTGCAGGCAGGGGAGTACGAGGCTTTGCGCGCTGCTGCTGCGGAGTCGGATGCGTCCCTGTCGGAGTACGTGCGGGCGTGTGTGGTCCAGGTCTTGTCGTCGAGGACGTGGGCAGCATGACCGACACGAAGCGTTGCACGAAGTGCGGGGAGACGAAGAGCGCGACCGGGTTCCACCGGAGCAGGTCCAAGCGTGACGGGCTGTACCCGTGGTGCAAGGAATGCACACGCGCCTACGGCCGCGCCTACTGGGAGGCGCACCGGGAAGAACGGCTCGCCAAGAAGCGCGCCTACTACGAGGCTCACAGGGAAGAACGGAACGCCTACGACCGCGCCTACGACGAGGCTCACCGGGAAGAAAAACGCGCCTACGACCGCGAGAGAAAAGCCTTGCTCGGGGACCTCCACCGTGACCGGCGGCAGGAGATCACCCGGAAGTACGCGACCAGGTCCGGCCGGTGGTCCGAGGCGGAGGACCGGTACCTCGCCACCAGCACAGACCGTGTCGTGGACGACGCCCTCGCGCTCGGCAGAACCTACCAGTCCGTGCAGTACCACCTCCGCCTCCTCCGCAAGCGTGGTGTGCCCCTCGCCCGGGACATGGCCACCGTCTAACCCCCTTTTGTCCCTCTGCTGGGGAAGAGCGGAGGGGCCGCACCGCCGCAGATGAGTCTGCCATCCCTGTCGTGGGGGAGCGGGTGCGCACGGTCACCGGAATGCCGGCTGACCTCGATGTTTGAGAACTGAATCCTGGAACCCGGTCGGGGAGATACGGGTGGCGAGCGCTGGTGTGTAGACGCGCCATGACCCACCCACACCCACGTGTCGTGCTTAGCAGCGGCGTGGAGGGAACGACTGACCGGGGTATCCAGACCCTTGCTCATGTAGGCCAACTGGCAGAGCCGCCGTCCTCAAAAGACGGTGGATGCGGGTTCGACTCCCGCCATGAGTACCGGGGTCCAGATGACCCCTCGGGGGCGGGACGACTGAGCAACGCTCATGGTGCCGTCGCAAGCACAGTCCATGACCCGCTTCGAACACGGAGAGACTGCCGCTGCCGCCTCCACACCAACTCGCAATCAACCGAAAGGAGATATCAGTGCAGACCATTGTCCTGATCATCACCATCATCGCTGCACTGTTCTGTGTCGGATGCGCAGTGTTTGCCTGGTGGTGCAATCACCACTGACTACTGGTTGCCAGCTCTGATTTGTTGGACACGATTCTGTTTGTCCCCCTTGGCGTCAGTCCAACTGATCGTGACTTGACCGGCCCTACCCATGAACCTCTCACTGTCCTGGTCCCGGATCTTGTCCCAAGACCCACCCCGGAGTACCGAAGCAGGATGGTCGCCAGAGCCTTCAACGGTCACCGACGTCACTGTTTCCCCGGTTCGGTTAGTGATGATGTAGGCGCTTCCTCGCAACCAGTCAACATCGACTAGCCGACGCTGTTGCGCCGCTCGCCCCTCTTCGATCTCTGCGAGCTTCGTTTGCGCTGCCGCCGCGATCCGCGCTGACTCTTCTGCGGCTGCCGCAGAGTCGTGTGATTCCGTGCGCGCCTTTCTCGCCTCCCAGGCTTGCCACGCCGCAACGCCTGCAGCGACGACGGCGACCACGACACCGACCAACGAGATCACATCAGAAGTATCCACGCAACGAATCAAACCACATAGGCAACGCCGCCCCCGATGCCTGCAAGCCACGGGGCGGCGTCACTGACCCACCACGAAAGGAAAGGCCATGACCAAGACCATACCGCCCGACCGCACCTACTACACCACCGCCGAAACAGCAGCTCTCACCGGCATCAGCGAAACCACACTGCGAAAAGGTGCCAAGACCGGCGACCCCGGGGCCCTGTCCCTCCGCCCCCTGCACATCCGCGAGACCTGGACCTGGTCCCGCGCCGCCGTCGACCGGTGGGTCCGAGGAGAAACGGAGACAGCGGCGTGACCCCGGAAGAACAGCTCATGAAGTCCATGGTCGACCACCCTGCTGGTCGTCATCGTCGTCCGCCGACACCGGTGGACTGCCTCGGCCCCACCCACGGTGAGCCCGCGCCGGGCACCGCGTTCGACGCGGTCGGCCTCATCCTCGCCGTCTTCGCCGCAATCGCCCTGGTCGCCGTCGCCGGCGTGATCGGAGGACACCTGGCAGGCCCGGCCGGAGCCACAATCACCGCCGCCATCACCACTGTCAGCCTCACCGCATTCATCCGACAGGAAACCCGATGAACCTCCCGACGTCGCGCCGGGATCTTGCGGTCCTGGTCCGCCACCACATCGACCCCGAATCAGACGCGCACACCCGCATCGACCCCACCGCCGGCCTCCTGCAAGCCGCCGGGTTCATCCGCTGGACCGGCGCACCCCGCCGACCCGGATGGGCACCCACCGAAACCGGCATCACCCTCATCAAGGAGACAGAATGAGTAGACAGCTCGCCAAGCATGAGATGGCTGCCCCCGGATCCGCGGAACACCGGAGGATGATCACCGCCTCGAAAGTGCCGGCGATGATTCGAGACCGGGAATCAGGGGAGTACCTGGGACTCGGCTACGAAGATGCGTTCACCCTGTGGCACGAGATGGCAGGGCTATGGGAACCACCCGCCCTCGACGACGACACGCAGGCCATGTTCGACAACGGACACGACATGGAACCCTCCGGCAGGGCGAAATGGAAGCGACAACACCCCGAATGGTGGGCCACCGAAGGCGAAGTCGCCTACACCGACCCTGACCTCCCATTCCCGAACCAGGTCACCCTCGACATCCGCGTCGGACGCGGTTCACGCCGCGGCATCGTGGAGGTCAAAGCGCCCCGCAAAGACGACGGAGTCCACGACAAGTGGAAAGCCCAGGTCATGTTCCAGATGGGTGTCACCGGGTGGCGTGACGCGTGGATCATCCTCATGCCCACCTGGGGTGAGGCACGCATCGAGCAGATCGAATGGGACCCGGACCTGTACGAAGCGATCGTCGAGGACGCCACACACTTCTGGGACCTCCTGCAGGACGGTACGCCGCCGGACATGGGCGGCTCCGAGCACGCCAAGGACATCCTCGCCACCATGCATCCCAGCCCGAACGCGAAGAGTCGGATGGAGGTGTCTGAGGAGACGATGCGGAAGTGGATGCAGGCTGTCCGCCACGAGCAGAGGGCCACCGCGTTCCGCCAGCGTATAGAGAACCGGATCATGCACGCCATGGGGGACGCGGGGAAAGCGGTGTTCGAGGGGTCGGTGGTTGCGACCCGGTCGGCCGGACGGTTCGCGAAGACCCGCCTACCGCACACGGACGAGGCGAAAGCGGCCGTCGCCGCGTGCACCGTCGAGAAACCCACCCTCGACACGAAACGTCTCAAGGCTGAGTACCCGGACCTCTACCAAGCGGCCACCGCCGCACCCTCATTCACATTCAAAAGGAGCTACTGGTCATGACCAACGACCCCTACGGCTGGAAAGCGAAGTACTTCCAGGCGCGGCGCGACTACGCCCGCCTCCTAGAAACGATCAACGGCATCGCGCTGACCGCCGAGTCACAGCTCGACTCCATGCGCGACGTGGACCTCGTGCGAGTCAAGGAGCACTACGACCTGGAGGAAGAGCGAGACCGGGTCCAGAAGCGAAGCTCCGAGGAATACCACGACCACATCGACACGATGCGCAGCCTCTCGCACCTCCTCGCACAAGCCCTCGGCCACCTCCGTGCAGGCCGGAAGAAGGAGGCCCTCGAACTCGTCGGGCAAGCTGCCCACACCGTCAACAGCCAGATCGCCCCTTTCTGAAAGGACACCAGCATGACCAGCACAGAACTCACCACCCAGGCCCATGAGGCAGAGATCGTCACCCCAGACGTCACCGACGACGGTCTCGCCCTGCTGCAGAAGCAGGCTGAGGCTCTCGGAGCAGCCCACAAGATCGCCACAGTCCTCTGCTCGACCGGCATGGTCCCGCAGGCCTACCGTGGCAAACCCGACGACGGGGCAGCCGCGATCCTTTACGGAGCGGAAGTGGGGCTGAAGCCCCAGCAGGCACTACAGCAGGTCTTCGTTGTCCACGGGCAGCCCAGCATCTATGCCCGCACCATGGTCGGCCTGCTCAAGGCCCGCGGCTACCGCTTCGAGACCGTCGACACCTCCGACGAGTCGGTCACCGTCCGCGCTACCAGCCCCCGGGGTGAGGTCGAGGAAGCCACGTGGGACATTGCCCGCGCCACGAAGGCCGGCTACACGTCCAACAAGAAGTACACGACTGACCCACAGGGCATGCTGTACGCCAAGGCCGCGTCCGAAGTGTCCCGCAAGATCGCCCCCGACGTCCTCCTCGGCATCCGATACTCGGCCGAAGACCTCGAGCTGGAACCCCTCCCAGTCCGTGCGACGGCGGAGCGGGTGGACCGGCCGAGGAAGGGCCGCTCGGCTCTGGACCGGGCGAAGAAGAAGCCCGAGCCGGTGCAGGATGATCCGCAGGTCAAGGCCGCTGAGGGGATCGAAGCGGCCGGTGATGCTGAGACCCTGGACAAGATCCTGAACTGGGCAGCGAACCAGGGACTCACCGCCGGTCAGCTCGATCACCTGCAGGATCTTGCCGCGCAGCGCGCAACCGCCCTCGGCCTGACCGCAGAGGAGGCCTGACGTGGCGCTGGCGACCAGCATGTTCACCGGAAACCTCACGAAGGACCCGGCGCTCAGGGAGTTCAGCGGCCGGAAAGTCTGCTACTTCACCGTCGCGTTCTCGCGCAACAGGTTCAACCAGCAGACAAACCAGTGGGAGCAGTTCGACACGACATTCGCGGAGTGCTCGGTGTCGCAGCGGTCGGAGAGGGACGGCAAGCCTGAGGCCGTGGCGCAGCAGCTCAGTAAGGGCATGAAAGTGACCGTCACCGGTGAAACTTTCATGTCGGAGCGTCAGGGCAAGGACGGGACCACGTACCGGAACTACTGCTGCTACGTGGCTGATGTGGCGGTCACCGTGAAGCCACAGTCCCAGCAGTTGTCCGGGTGGTCTGGGGGAGTCCAGCAGCAGCCACAGGCGCAGCAGGGCGGATTCGGCGGTGGGGTCACGGATGACCCGTGGAATGCGGGCCCGGAAGAACCGCCGTTCTAGATGACTGTCCGGATCGTCAGGCCTGGTCGTGGCAGTCACCGTCACGCTGATGACATGACCGCCCGCGGGGTGGCCGGATGGATGGGGTGCGAGGTCTGCCAGCACGGTAGGCCTCTTTTCCTGTCCGCCGCCGCGGCGCAAGCAATCGCGAGAATCCTCGCACAGTTACAGGAAGGAGGGGACAGGGAGGGATGACATGGTTCAAAGCTGACGACGGTTTCTACGACCATCCGAAGGTACTGGGGCTGTCGATGGCGGCCCGGGGCTTGTGGATCACGGCGGGTACCTGGTGTGCGAAGCACCTCACGGATGGGGTGATTCCGGCCCGGCAGGTTCGTGCTCTCGGTGGCACTCCGGCGCAGACTCGAGCTCTGATTCAGCACGGATTGTGGTTCGAATCGGAGGACGATTCTGGTGCTAAATCGTATGCGTTTCATGGGTGGAATGACATGCAACCGTCCCGAAAAGAGATTCTTGAATCGCGGGAAAGAGAACGCGAAAAGAAACGGGAATGGCGCAAGCGAAAAGACCGTGAGCAGGGGAAACGTGAGAATGTCCCCGGGGGACAAGACGGGGGACAAGACCAGGGACATTTTCGTCCGTCCCGGCACCCCGACCCGACCCGTCCCGACCCGACCCGTCCCGACCACCTAGTAGTAACCCCCTGTAGTCCCCCTGAGGGGGACGCGCCTACGGCGCCAACCCCCACCCCGAAGCCACCACCGAAGCGAGGGACCCGCATCCCCGACGGGTGGTCACCGGGAGCCGCCCTCCGCTCCCAGATGGCCGCAGAATGCCCCGGCGTCGACCTGGACTACGAAACCAGGAAGTTCACCGACTACTGGGCCGGAGTGACCGGACAGCGCGGCACGAAAAAGGACTGGGACGCCACCTGGCGCAACTGGATCCGCCGCGCCGGAGAAACCACCGGCACCGCCAACCGCTCCCAGCAACCGTCACACCGCCACGGCTACACCGCGCAGGAGTGGCTGCCCGAAGCGCCGTGGGACTACGTCGACGGCGAAGTCCTCGACACCAAGGAGCTCACATGAACCCCCTCACATACGAGCAGATCGCCGCCGCCGTCCTCGCCGAAATCCGGGCGATCTACCCCACCGGCCGGAAACCAGACCCCGACATCACCACCGCATGGGCAAGGGTCCTCGAGCGCGGCCACATGATGCTCCCCGCCGCCGTGTGGCGTGACGCCGTGATCACCTGGTCCGTGTCCCACTCCGACCCGCCCACCCCACACGACCTGATCACCGCAGCCCGCCAGGTCGTCGCACAGTGGGAGGCCGACCCCGCCCGGCGCCGGGACCTAACCACAAGTGACGCGCCTGGATCTGAGACACAACTAGATGGGTAGAAGAGACAGGGTGAGGACACCGCCGCCAGGTGGGCGCAAGCCCGCGCCGGAATCGCAGAACGGGCCAAGGCCAGGGCCAAAGCGCGGGATGAGGAGCACGCCCGTGTCCGGGCCCTGCTCGACACCACCGAACCGCCGGGTGATGGGCATGACTGATCCGCCACGCCGGTGTCTGCGAGTCGGCTGCCCCCGGCCGCGCAGTGACCCGGACCAGGTGGGCCTGGGCTTGTGCGACGAGCACAATCGCCAGCTCGCCCAGGGGACGATCGGGGAGGGGATGGACCCGACGGTGCGGGAGCATCCGGTGGCTCAGGCGCAGGAACTGGTCGCGGACATGCGCCGGGAGGGGGAGTCGATCAGGGGCCTGGCCAGGCGCACGGGCCTGTCGAAGGACCTGCTGTGGCATGTGACGCGGGGGACTTTCACGCATGTCCGGTCGGAGGCGTGGGAGGAGATCCTGGAGGCTCACGCCCGGCTGGAGTTCGAGCGTCGGCACCCGGTGTGGCCAAATCGGCGCCCGCTGGGGGCTCTCGCGGCCGAAATCCTGTCCTGTGGGCAAGGAGTCCAACTTGCCCTCTTCGACCCGTGAAAACCCCGGTTTCGTGCACTCGTCGCACACCACACACCACACGAAAAACGAACACACTCTCGAATCGAGGAACCATGAGAATCAACTACCAACTGACGAGACCCGCCTACGCGCACCTGCACCGGCCAACCAAAGCACACCCCGACGACGCCGGCATCGACCTCCGCGCAGCCACCACCGGCATCCTCCAACCCGGCGAATGGGCACCCATCCCCACCGGCATCCGCCTCGCCCTCCCCAAAGGCTGGGAAGCACAAATCCGCCCCCGCTCCGGAGGTGCAGCCAACCACGGCGTGACCGTCCTCAACACCCCGGGCACCATCGACGCCGGCTACCGGGGTGAGATCCGCGCCATCCTCATCAACCACGGGCACGAGCCCTGGACCTGGGAGGAAGGCGACCGCATCGCCCAACTCGTCGTCAAAGAAGTCCCACACGTCATCCTCACCGAAGCCGACAACCTCGACCAGGACACCACCCGGGGGACCGCCGGACTCGGCAGCACAGGAGTCCACTAATGGACACGAGAATCACCGTCCACTACGACCATCGGACCCGCCTGTGGGTGTGCTCCCCACCCGGATCATGGCCCACCGACTGGCCCACCTGGCACCGCGCCATGGACGAAGCCAACTGGCACGCCCAAATGCTCCGCGACATGCACCTAGTCCGACCGCCCTGGGCACTCCGACGACGCCTCCGAGCACTCCAAGCCCAGGGCTACACGCCCGAGTGGATCGCCAAGAAAATCCAGGCCAACGTCTCCGACGTCACCACCTGGTCCACCGACCCACACAGTGCGATCAAATCCCCCACCACCAGCCGCCGAATCGTACGCTTGTACGACTGGGTTGATGAGCACACCGGCGGGCGCATCCGAGACACCGGCCCCACACCCGAAGCCACCGCCAACGGATGGTTCCCACCCGCAGCATGGGATGACATCGACAACCCCGACGAAAACCCCGCCGTCACCGAAGGCGCCCTCCAAGACCTGCTAAAAGCCCTCGTCGACCGCATGGGCTCGCAGAAGCAGGTCGCTGACGCCGTGGGAATCAGCACCGGCCACCTCTACAACCTCCTCACCGGGCGGTACCACGAGTCCAAGAAGTGGGAGCGGGCCTTCCGCGACCTGTGGGAATCCCTCGCCACACAGGCAGCAGCATGAGGATGCTCCCGATGGACCGGGCGTGCCTCCAGGAGATCGCCACCACCGGCACCACCACAAGACCGTGGCTCGCCCGCGACCTCACCGACACCGGACTCATCGTCCCCGCCTGCCACGACCGGCCACCGCACGTGTGCACATCCACCGCCTGCCCCGACTACTGGCGGTGGACGCTCACCACCACCGGGCGGAATCACCTCCCAGGAGCACAAATGGAGATCCCCCTATGAAGAACGATCACTGCACCTGCATCCCCTGTCAGGCCTGCATAAAAGCAGATCTGCTTGAAACCTCCAAGGCCACATTCCCCAACGCCCTCACCGGAGACCATTTTTCACTCTCCAACAGCGGAATCTCCCTCATCTCCGGCTTCGGACTCGCCGAGACCAGAAGCGACGAAGTCCCATACAAGGAGGTATTCCAGTGACCCGCAATCGAAAATCCGCGAAAGCCGCCGGGGCCCGCTTCGAGCGGGAAGTCGCTGACTTCCTCGCCACCCGCGTCGACGACCGCATCGACCGCAGGGCCAAAACCGGGGCGAAAGACAGGGGTGACATCACCGGCGTCCGCCACCGGGGCCACCGCGTCGTCATCGAATGCAAGAACACCGCCCGGCCGAATCTCGCCGGCTGGATCACAGAAGCGCACACCGAAGCGGGCAACGATGACGCCGCCGTCGGCCTGGTCGTCCACAAGCGCCACGGCGTCGCAGACCCCGCCCAACAGTGGGCCACCATGACCCTCTCCGATTTGGTGTTCCTCCTCACTGGGGAACCACAACCAGACCGCTACGAATAGGAGACCACCATGACCACTACCCGATTCGACCAGCGACCCGGCCCCTACGGCCACTGCATGACCTGCGACGCTGTCTTCACCACCCCGGAAGAAGCCCAAGCGCACCTCGAAGCCACCTACCAAGCATCGAAAACCGACCCGGAGCTGAAAAGCCACCCCGTGAGAGGGACGAACCTCACCCGGGCGCAGCGCATCCAATCGCACATCGACACACTCGTCTCTGACAAACTCCGCGAGTACGGAGACCTCGACGGGCGGGAACTCATCATGAACGAGGACACCGCCTACGAGGTGGTCCTCGACCTTCTCCGGGAGATCAACCGAGACGACGACTACACCGTCGACGAGGCGATCACCGCCCTCACCACCCTGCGCGAGCCAGACATCATCACCGCTCTCCGTGAGGAGGTGGACGCATGACCACCCGTATCCGTCGTGGCCGCCGGAACATCACCTGCACCAAATGCGGCAAGGACACCAGCACCAGGCACCCGGACACGACCCTGTGCGCCGAGTGCCGCGCCCATGCCCGCCCGCATACCCCGGTCAACATCGGCGCCATGCCGAAATCAGCCCTGGACGACTGGCTGGCAGCAGGGGGTGCACGATGACCGATCCTGTCCACGACCTCGTCCCCGAACCCCGGGACTTCCTCGTCCGCTTCGAAGTTCCCGTGTGCTGCCTGCACCGGGACGACGCCGTCACCTGCGCACTCCAGACCATCACCGACGACCACCTCCTGGAAGTGATCGAACAATGACCCGCCCCATGTTCCGCCCGCAACCAATCCGCCGGCCCCGCTCGTGGCGTGCCCGGATCGCCCGCTGGCTCACCGGACACCCACGACACACCGCCCACCAGACCTGGAGGTACTGACATGACCACGAGCATCGCGGGAGGCGGGGGAATGAGCGCGAAGTCATTTGGTTCTAACCCCGCACTTACCCCCACCTGTTGAAGAGGTGAGTAGTGTGCCCTACATTTCTCCCAGTGACTAGATCGGGTCACACCCATGAGGAGAAAAGACCACATGCACCGCAAAGCACTAATCCTGGCGACTGCCGCCGCCCTGTCACTGACCCTCACCGCCTGCGGGTCAGACGACAACGAGACCTCGACCACAACGACGGCGACCTCGACCAGTCGTGCAGCGACGACGACCAGCAAGACCACCACCACGACTGCGCGCACCACCAGTGACGCACCACTGCCCACCACCGAGGAACCCGCCGCAGCAGTGATCATCCCCGGTGACGACGACGACACGCACGTCGACGTGGACGCCCCCCGCCACATCCCCGACCCGGTGCCCGCGTACACGCCCGACCCGGAACCCGCCTACACTCCGGCGCCGGCGCCCGAGCCCGCGTACACCCCGGACCCGGCCCCTGTCGTGGAACAACCCGCCGACACCTCGGGATTCCAGTACCAGAACTGCACCGCCGTACGCAACGCCGGAGCGGCCCCCATCCACCCCGGCGACTACGGCTGGGGCGATCACCTCGACCGAGACAACGACGGAGTCGCCTGCGCCGGAGACTAACCCCTCCCACTCTCGCCCCCACTGTCGCCCTTCACGGGTGACGGTGGGGGCTTTGTCATGCTCACACCATGCTCCTCGGAGAACTCGACGGACCCCTCATCATCCTCGGCACCCTCGCCGCAGGATTCCCCCTCACCCTCCTCGCAGAGTGGGCCTACCACCACACCCACAAGGACTAGCCATGGACCACCCGGAGATCATCGCACCCATCGCCACCTACACCGTCACCTACGGCCTCGACCAGGACGGTGACCTCGCCACCACCGAAGTGTGGACCAACCACGAATCCGCCACACGCCCCGTCCCCATGATGATCAAGGCCGGGATGATCGCCCTGGCACAACAGTCCCTCACCCTCGACTGCCTCCCCACCCCCCACGATGACGAGGACGACTGACAATGGCACAACGCGAACGCTCCACCACATGGCGGCGTCGCGTCGCCAGGGAACGCCGCCGCCTCGAACACGACCCAACCCTCGCTGTCTGCTGGCTCTGCGGTGACCCCATCGACATGACCCTCCCCGTCGACCACGACCGGGCCTTCTCCCTCGACCACGTCGTACCAGTCGGACGCGGCGGCGACGAAGCACACGGCGAAGCACGACCAGCACACAGACAATGCAACAGCCAGCGCAGTGACGGACGCAGCGCAATCAAACACGCCACCACCCTCCTCGACTGGTGACCCCCAGACCCCACACCACCCACCAGCACACCACACGCAACCACGACGAAACGGAAAAACCATGCGAACCGCACGCCACACCCTCGACCACTCGCACACTCGTTCGCCCCTGTTCGACTGCACACTTGAAGCCCTGGGGGGTGCCTCCCCTCCCACCCAGAGCCCCCCACCTACCGGTATTGGTATCCGCGCCCACGACCGGCCAGCTACCAGCGGTTCCAACCTGCTGCCGGTGGAACTATTCGAACACCGTCTAGAATCGAGACGCAGTCTCGCCCCGTCCGGTGCCGCTACCTGCCGATTTCTACTGGCCGTCGAGTTCCACCGGGGTTCCACCGGGGGCTTCTATCGTGCTGCGCATGGCGGAGAAGAAGCCGGCGGTGGCCCGGAAGCAGTGCGGGACGACGGCCGGGTACCGGCAGCACATCAAGCGTGGGGAGCAGACGTGTGAGGCGTGCCGGGCTGCTCATCGGGAGCATGAGCGTGCTCGTCGGGCGGGTGAGATTCGTCCGCGGGGTGAGTCTCGGGCGAAGAAGTGGGAGCGGCAGGAGGCTGCTGCGGCGGTGGTGGTCGACGGGCCGCCGGTGGGCCAGGAGGGTGATCGTCCGGCGTTCTTGAAGCGTCAGGGCCGTGCTCTGTGGGATGAGATCACGGGCGCCTACGACCTGGACGCGGGTGCGAAGGTGGTCCTCGGGGAGGCGTGCCGGATGCGCGACCGGTTGGAACGCTTCTCGGCCGCGCTGTCGGTGCAGTCGACGTTGTGGTTCGAGCTGGGGGAGCCGGAGGAGCTGCGCACCGGGGATGTGCAGGTCCAGGTGGTGGTGAACAACATGATCGGGGAGGCGCGGCAGATGCAGGCGGCGGTGGCAACAGCGCTGAACAAGATCGGTGTGCTGAAACAGGCCGAGGCGAAGTCTGATGGCCCGTCGGTGGAGGACCAGTTGGCGGAGAAGCGCGCTGCGCGGCGTGCGGCGGCGGCGAAGGCTGCCCGGGAGGCTGGGGAGTGACTGCGTCGGCCGCAGATCCGCGGTTGGTGGTGCCGGGGTCGCTGATGGAGCCGCGGACCTCCCCGGTGGGCAACCAGGTTCCGCAGGTTTTCCACGCGCCGGAGTGGACGTACAGCGTGGGGGAGGACATCACGGACCTGGCGGCGGTGGTCGGCATGGACCTTCTGCCGTGGCAGCAGTTGGTGCTGAACAACGCGATGGCCGCGGACCCGGTCACGGACAAGTTCCAGGCGTTCCAGGTCGGGTTGGTGGTGCCGCGGCAGAACGGGAAGAACTTCATCGTCCGGGCGCGCCTGCTCGCAGGACTGTTCCTGTTGGGTGAGGAGCGCCTGGTGCATACCGCGCACCTTTTCCGCACGGCGCACAACGAGTACGAGGAGCTCAAGAAGATCATTGAGGCCACGCCGTGGATGCTGGCGAAGGTGAAGAAGATGCCGGATTCGAAGGAGACGGCGATTATCTTGAAGGACGGGCGGCGGCTGGATTTCCTGGCCCGGTCGTCGCGGTCGAATGGGCGTGGCCTGCAGGGTGACTGTGTGATCCTGGATGAGGCGTTCGCACTGTCGGCGACGCTGGTGTCGGATCTTCTTCCGACGCTGTCGTCTAGGCCGTCGCCGCAGGTTTGGTACACGTCTTCGACGGGTTTTGACTACTCGGAGACGCTGCTGAATGTGCGTGAGAAGGCGGTGGAGCACCCGGAGGACAACAAGCATCTCGCGTATTTCGAGTGGTCGGCTGATCCTCGTGGTGATTGGCGGTCTGTGGACGCGGTGCAGCAGTCGAACCCGTCGCTGGGCTACCTGCAGACGTGGGAGTGGATCAGTGAGACTGAGCTGGGGGTGATGGATGAGGAGTCGTACAAGCGTGAGCGTCTCGGCATCTGGGCCGATGCCAGCACCGACGCCGCGATTGGTGTGGACTTGTGGGGTCGCAGTTTTGCCACGCCGGAGGCGCTCATTGGTACGAAGGTGAAGCGTCGGTCCTTGGCGTTGGAGGTCACGCCGGATCGGGATCTGGCGGTCCTCGCTGGTGCTGCCGAGCTTGTCGATGGCCGGGTCGTGGTCGACATTATCGCTGCGAAGCCTGGGGTGGCATGGGTCCAGGACGAGGTCGCCCGCGTGGTGAAGAAGCACAAGCCGTACGCCGGGGTGGTCATCGATTCTTTCTCTGGGACGGCGGCGTTGGCGCCGCGGTTGTCGGAGGCTGGTGTGCCGGTGTCGCTGGCGTCGACTCGTGACATCACGTCGGGGACGGCGACCTTGTACGACATGCTTGTCCGACGCGATGAGGACGGGTTCCCTGCCCCGTCGGTGCTCCACGGTGAGCATCCGCTGTTGGATGATGCGGCGCATACGGCCCGGCGACGCCTGGTGGGGACCAGTAAGTCGGCGTGGACGTGGCAGGCGTTCGGGGAGGTTCGGGTGGAGCCGTTGCGGGCGGTGACTCTGGCGGTGCGGGGGCTGGAGATGGAGCCGGTGGTGAAGAAGCGGAGGGGCCGTGTGGCGTGATATGTCGCTAGCTGCTGTGCATATTCCCAGGTGGGTGACCATATTCGCATGACCCCTGAGAAGATCAAGGCATTTTTCGACCGGTTGCTGTCCCGGCTGTCACGGCAGCAGCAGGAGTGTGAAGCGATCGATTCTTGGCTGTGGCCGCAGGAGCGTGGGTTCGAGCTGCCGAGGAAGGCGACGTGGGAGCATAGGGCGCTCGCTGACCTGTCTCGCACCCCCTGGCTCCGGCTCGTCGTGGACAATGTGGTTCAGGCGATGTTTGTGGACAACATCGTGGGGACCAGTGGCGCTGACGAGCGGTTGCGGCAGACGTGGTACGGCAATGGTCTGCAGTCTGCGCAGGTTGGCATGCACCGTGCGATGGTCGCTTATGGTCATGCGTACGGTGTGGCGCAGGCGTCGAAGGACCCGATGCCGCGGGTCCGGTTCGTGTCGCCGAACAGGATGGCGGTCGAGTATGAGGCGTTGGGGGATCCGTACCCGTCGGCTGCTCTTGAAGTCCTGGACGCCAGGGTCGGGTCCTACAGGTTGAGTGTGCCGGGGCAGACTTTCGCGCTCAGGAAGGGTGTCCCGGTTCCTGGTTCTGTGATGGACGGGCTGGTTGTCGGGGAGCCGGCGCCGACGGGTCTGGATTTCGTGCCGGTGGTTCGATTCGCGAATCGTGAGGATCTTGATGGGCGGGTGACGGGGGAGGTCACGCCATTCATTCCGTCTGCGGCGAGGATCAACAAGACCGCCTATGACCGTCTGCTGGCACAGCACTACAACTCATGGAAGGTGAAGACAGTCACCGGGCTGGAGCTGCCGTCACTGCTGGACGAGGACGGCGATCCGACCGATCAGCTCGACCCGGCCGCCACTGAGCAGTTGAAGTTGAAGTTGGCGCAGGATGACATTCTGGTGGCAGAGAAGCCGGATGTGCAGTTCGGCACTCTGGATGCGACCGCTTTGGACCCGTTCGTGAACAGTTGGCGGTCGGACATTGAAGCCTTGGCTGCTGTGTCGCAGACGCCGGCGCATGCGTTGACAGGGCAGCTGGTGAATCTGTCCGCAGATGCTCTGGCCAGTGCCAGGGCCCCGTTGACGAAGAAGGTGTTTGAGCGGCAGGTGTCCGCCAGTGCGTCGTACTCGCGGCTGCTGCGGGCTGCCGCCACTCTGGCGGGCTGGTCGGATCTGGCGGAGGACTCGCTGGTTCGTGTGACCTGGCAGGACATGGAGATCAGGTCGCTGGCTCAGGCCGCGGATGCTCTCGGGAAGCTGGCGACGCAGCTGGGGATCCCGGCTGAGGGATTGTGGCGGATGGTGCCGGGTGTGGAGTCCGCTGATATTGAGGAGTGGACCCGTCTGAAAGATGAGGCGTACGAGCGTGACCCGTTGGCCGCGTCATTCTCTCGCCAGGTTGAGAGCACTGTGTCTGAGGTGTCCTGATGGCGAGGACGCATGCCGGTGACAAGCTGACGGAGGAGCATCGGCGTCAGCAGGTGAAGGTGGGGGATTCGCTGGCGAAGGTGCTGGTGAAGCTGTTTGCCCGGCTGTTTGACTGGTCGCGGATTGATGAGTCTGCGGAGGAGTTCGCGCGGCAGGCGGCTGTGGAGATCGCCAGGTACCGGGAGGCGTCCCGGATGCTCAGCGTGGACTACCTGCATGCTTTTCATGCGGTGGAGGCTCCGGATGCCCCTGCCCCGGTGGAGGAACCGTCGGAAGTTGATGAGGTGGAGATTGCGAGGGAGATTCTGGCGACGACTCGGGGGGTGGCGAAGTCTCTTTCTCGGAAGGGGTATTCGGAGTCTGAGGGTGTGGAGCGGACACGTCAGTCGGTGGTGGGGAAGGCAACGAAGCTGGCTGCTGATGGTGGCAGGCAGGTGATTGAGGCCGAGGTCAGGCGGGGGAATGGGCCGGTCGGGTACGCCAGGGTCGTCGACGCTGACCCGTGCCCGTTCTGCGCAATGCTGGCTTCTCGTGGCCTGTACTTCGCGGGGGAGGAGGCTGCGGGGACACTGCTGTACCGGTCGGACGCGTTCACGGCCTCGAACGCGAGGTTCGTCGGCGACGGCCGGTTCAAGGTACACGACCACTGCCAGTGCACGATGGAGCCGGTGTACAAGGTCGACGGGAAGATCAACCTGCCCGGCAATGGGAATCAGCTGGCCGAGGAGTGGGCGCAGGTTGCTGCTGGGCAGGAGAATCCGTGGCTGGCGTGGCAGCGGTGGCGGAATTCGGGGACGCTGCCGGAGAACTACGACGGGCCACTGGATGGGACTCGGCGGCCGGCGCCGGTGCATGGGCAGTCGACGGGGAGGCGGAAGCGGCCGGCACCGGCGAAAGCGTCGGAGCGGAGGAGTGCCGAGAAGAACCCGATGGCCGGTGCCTGGGATTCCCAGCGGTATCGGGCGTACGCCGACGAGCTGGAGAAGCGTGCAGTAGGTGTGCAGCAGGAGATTGCGGAGTTGAAAGCGCGGGGTCAGTCGGATGAGGACATTGCTGTGATGTCCCTGACACAGGAGCACAAGGCCCTGGTGTCGCGAATCGCGAGGTACCGCAAAGAGGCTGAGAAGCTGAGCGCATGACAGGCCGGGAGCCTGTGGATCATCTCAACGCCTGGAGCGAAAGAGGACAAGAAGTGCCCGAGAATCTGACTGACGACAACACTGACGTGCAGGCCCCAGCCCAGGAGGCGGAGCAGGTGGACAGTGCCGACGAGTCCCAGGAGCTGGATGCTCCGGAGCAGCCGACTGGCGAGGTCGACGCTGCCGAGGATGTGTCCGATGAGGCTGATGCTGAGTCTGATGAGGATGACGACGACGATGATGTCGTGGATTCCGCGGATGATGAGGCGTGGCGGAAGCGACTGCGGAGGAAGAACCGTGAGGCGAAGAAGCTTCGTGACCGTGCTGTGAGTGCGGAATCGGAGTTGGCGAAGTACAAGGCGGCTGAGCAGACCGGCCTGCCGCTGGAGCTTGCCGCTCGCTTGCAGGGGTCCACTCCGGAGGAGCTGAATGCTGATGCTGAGAAGTTGCTGGAACTGGTCGGGAAGAAGAGCTTTGTGCCTGGCGCCCCGCCGGCCACTGGTGATCGTCAGGGGGATTTCCGGGTGACACCGGAAACTGAGACCGATCTGGGGAAGATCGGTGCTCGAATCTTCGAGAGGTAAGTGCTATGGCTGCTCCGCAGCATCTCCTGTACACCCCTGGGCAGGTTGCCACATCAATGCTGGCTGCCCTGCGTTACAAGTCCACCCTGGCGCGCATCGTGAACCAGGACTTCTCCAAGGAGTTCACCGCTGGTCGTGGTGCGACTGTCACGGTGAAGCGACCTGTCATGATCGAGAAGGCGCGACGGTACACTGCCGCCGATCGTGCTGCCGAGAACGCCATCACCTACTCCAACCTGCTGCAGCCGTACACCCACGTTACCGTGAGTGATCAGGTGTACCAGGCCGTGAAGCTGCCGGACGATTTCCAGACCTTCACCCTCACCGACATTGAGCGTGAGGTCGTTGCCCCGATGGCTGAGTCCGTCGCGGAGGACATCAACGCGATTGTCGCTGAGGCTTTCGCTTCGGTCCCTGCCGGGCTCACCGCGATCGACAAGGCTGCGAAGGGCGCGATCGTCGGTGTTGACGGGAAGACGTACACGGACATCAACGCCCTTCGCGCCGCAGGCGTGCAGTTCGCCGGCTATGGGGCGAAGGTGTCCGTCAAGGCCGCTTCTCTCACCGCTGCGGACAATGCGGGTGTCCTCCCCGCTATCCGTGCTGCGCACCAGCTTTTCGCCGAGCGTGGCGTCCCGGTGGACAACCGGACTCTCGTCGTCGGGTCCGGGTGGGAGGCTGCGCTGCTGTCTCAGGATCTGCTGACGAAGGTCAACGAGTCCGGCAGCGCTGACCAGCTGCGTCGTGCGACCATCGGCACCCTGTATGGCTTCACCATCGTGGCGGACTACACCATCGATCCGCTCGCCGCGTACGCGGTGCAGCGTGACGCGGTGACCCTGGTGACCCGCACGACCGTCGCCCCGCGTGGTGCAGCGTTCGCTGGCACCGCCAGTGCTGATGGCTTCACCCTGCGGTACCTGCAGGACTACGACGCTGACCATCTGCAGGATCGTGCGGTCACCGACACCTTCGCTGGTGCTCAGGTCCTCGATGCTCAGCGCATCGTGAAGTTGACTGGCACGGCCGGTTTCGAGGAGAAGGCTGCTGCTCCTGCTACGCCTCCCGCCACTCCTCCGGCTTCTGGTGAGTAGCTCTGTCTGATGCTCCCACTCATTCTCTTGGGTGGGGGCCTGCCTTGATGGGAGGAGGCCCTCGTGGCTGACAGGGTGCGGTTGATTGACCCTGCTGATTTGGAGCGGTCCCTGCCGTCTGATGCTGGTCCGGTGGACGAGGGTCTGGCTGTGTGGGTGATTGAGATGGTCAGTGCTGCGGCGCTGGACATCACGAAGCGTCCGTGGGCGGATCCGCTGGATGTTCCGCCGGGGGCGATGGCTGTCCTCGCGCTGGCCGCGCGGCGCCTGTACACGAACCCGGATAGGTTCACGCGGGAGCAGTCTGGCGACTACTCCTATGGCCTGGACGCGTCGGTGACGAAGGCGGACATCTTCACGCCGAATGAGCTGAAGACGTTGGGTGAGTACCGGGCGGTGCAGCGTGTGAAGGGGTTGGGCACGGTCGGGGTGACCCGGGGTGACGTGTGCGCTCCGTCGACCGTGTATGTGCCGGACGGGTCGGAGTTCGGTTTCCCGTGGTACGGGGGTGGATGGTGAGCCTGATCAATCGGGTCGGGTCGTCGCACACGGTCACTGTGGTGCTGCGTGAGATGCGGGATGGTGACCGTGCCAGGCAGGTGCCGGTGGAGACTGGTCGGGTGACTGTGTACGGCCGGTTGCAGGAGTCGTCGTCGGAGGACATCACCGCGGCGGCTGCGGCGGGGGAGATCGGGGTGATGACGGTCAAGAATTTCATCTGTCCGCGGTTCCCTGGCGATGATTTGTCGCAGGTCATTGACGGTGACGGGGTGCTGTACAACGTGGTCGGTGAGCCGAAGCGGCACCGTGGGAGTCGTGCGACGGCTCGTGATGTGGTGCGTCTGCGGGAGGCCGGTGTGGTGAGAGGTGGCCGTGATGGCTGAGGTGTATCCGGACGCGAACAAGAAGGTCGCGAAGATGGCGGGGGTTCGAGCTGAGGTGAAGAAGACTTCGACGGAACTGCTGGCGGCAGTGCAGGCGCAGGCTGCGACGCATCACAGGACCGGTGACTTCTCTGACTCGTTCAAGGAGGGGCCGGCTGGTGGCCCTGACCGTGAGGTGTTCACTGCGCATCCGGCGGCTGTGGCTTTGGAGCTCGGTCACTTTGCGGAGAAGCGGGACGGGACGCTGGGCAAGTGGGTGCCTGGCCAGTTCAACCTGATCAAGGCAGTGAAGGGGATGAGCTGATGGGTTTGGAGCCGGTTCATGGGCGTGTCGATGTGGTGGCCTCCCTGGTGGAGGGCCTGTCCGTGGCATTGCCGGGCAGTGTGGTCCGTGCTGACCGTGACGCGGCGTACAGGCCTGATGTGGTGATGACGGTGGTGTCGGTGGCGTCGTCGCGGCAGTTGGGGGTGCTGCCGGGGGCTCGGTGGGCGGTGTCGGCGACGGCGGTGTTGGCGACGACGGGCCCTGATTTTGATGTCACTGTGACGGAAGCGGAGCGGGTTGGGGATGCCCTGTTGTCGCTCACCGGGGCGGGTGAAGTGCGGTTTTCTAGCGTGAAGTGTGACAGCGAGCCGGTCCGACTGTCACCGCACAATCCGACGGGCGCCGAGATGGTGTCCCAGACTTTCTCGCTGATTGCGAGGAGAGGAGCCTGAAATGGCTGATGAGATTTACCGCGATGATGCGGTGTTCATCCCGGGCCGGGGTGGCGTGCTGATCGCCCCGGTCGGCACCCTGCCACCCACTGCTTCAGAGTTGCAGCAGTGGGTTGATGCTGGTGCTGTGGGTGCGCTTGGCGCGTTCCTGCCGCTGGGCTACACGTCCTCCGATGAGCTGCCGTCGATCGACGCGGATGTCGAGGGTGGTGAGGTCAAGGGCGCGTGGGAGAATAGCGCGCTGCGGACCACGAAGACGACCATCACCGAGTCGATCACTGTGACGCCGATCCAGTGGTCGGAGAAGCCCCTCACTCACCGGTTCGGCCCGGGCGTCATCGATGACGAGAAGGGGCATTTCCACGCCCCGGCGGTCTACTCTGCGACCGAGGTGGCGATGCTGGTTGTCATCATCGATGGTGCCAGTGTGCTCGGCATCGAGTACTACAAGGTCAGCTCGTCTCCTGAGGGTGGTATCGAGCTGGACCCCGAGGCGTTTGCTGGCCTTCCGGTGAAGTGGACGGTGCTCACCACCCTGGTGACTGACGGGACGGAGTCGAAGATGCGTCGCATGACGGTGATCGAGGGGGCGTTGGTGAAGCCGGTGGCCCCGGCGCCCCCGTCGTCTGGCGAGTAGTGTCGCAGATCAGACTGTGGTGGGTGTGACTGGTGCATTCTGCACTGGTCACACCCACTTTCCTGATTGGAGTCCGAGATGACCAGTCCGATGCCCGTCCCCGAATCGGCGCATACCCCGCAGCATGCAGTGTCCGAAGCGTCAGCGCCGGTTGTGAATCCGTCCACCCCTCCTGAGGGGGCGCTCGTGGATGAGATGCCGGCCCTGTCCGGCCTTGTCCCGGAGCAGACCGCGGAGAGTGTGGACGAGGGTGTGGATGCTGCCTCCATGCCGGCTTTCCGCTCGCTGCGAGGACAGCTGCCGGCAGCCAGGTTCCATGTGAAGGCGCAGCTCGCGGCATTGGAGAAGATGGTGCCGGAGGGGATGAAGGGCGCCAGTGAGGATATGGTGCTGGACAAGCTGCCCGAGGTGGACAGGATGTTCCAGGCTATGCAGGATCTGGTGCTTGATCGCGCCGCGGACCGCGAGGCGATGACCGCGTGGCTGTGTGAGCAGGAGAATGGGGAGGGTGCTCTTCTGGCCGCGTTCGGGAAGCTGTCGGAGTCCCTGGGAAACTGATCGCCCTCCACGATCTGCTTGAGTGGTTCGGTGAGGCCCTGGTCCCGGATTTTGCTGAGCACTACCACCTGCGTCTGGTGGAGGTCGTGGAGGAGTGGGACCCGCGTGAGGTGCTGCTGCTGATCCTGGGGCTGCCCGCGTCGTCTCGTTTCCAGGGCCGCTTGATGGGGGAGAAGCGTCCTGGCTGGGATGACATGCTGTGGCTCACCCTGGACCTGCGGAACGCGGTCGAAGCGCTGCGGGTCATGCGGTCCGACGAGGGCAAGAAGCGGGGCGCGAAGAAAACCGACTTCCGCGAGTGGGAAGCTCGCCCTGGTCGCGAGGCTGAGAAACGTCGCCGAACACGGGCGAATCTGGACAGGCTGCGAAGATCTGCTCGCAGAGCGGGTGGCAGGCTGGATGTCGCCCCCTGATCGTGGGAGGCACCTGTGGAGGCAGGCAAGGTCAGTGTCCGCGTCTGGCCTGACACGCGTCAGTTCCGCACGGAGTTGAAGAAGACCCTCGACCGGGTGGAGAACGCATTCAGGGTCGATATTCCGGTTGTGGCGGATGCTGATGGTCTTGCCCGGTCTGTGTCGCAGGCGGTGAAGGTTGCCCAGGATGCGGCGGGGAAGATCGATGTGCAGACTGATGTGGACGTGTCATCCCTGTCTGCGTCTGCTCGTCGGGCGGCTGAGGCGGCGCAGGCTGCCGCTAGTGAGATCGATGTGCAGATGGACGTGGACGCGTCGTCCCTGGCGGGGTCCGCTCGTCGTGCGGTGGCGACTGCCCAGGCTGCGGCGGGTGAGATCGATGTGCAGATGGACGTGAAGTCGGCGTCCGTCGCGGGGCTGGCGGCTGCGGCTATGGCTGCGACCGCGGGGGTTCGTCTGATGGGGTCGGGGATGCTGTCCGCGGCGGCGAAGGTTCTCGTCCTGTCGGGGGCGGCAGGGGCGGCGACGGTGGCAGTGGCTGGCCTTGCCGCTCCTCTGGCGTCCCTTGCTGCTGCGGCGGTGTCCGCACTGGCTCCGATAGCCGCGCTGGGGGCGGCCCTTGCCGTGCCAGCTCTCACGGGTGCTGCTCTGGCAGTGGGGACGCTCAAAGCCGCGTTCGACGGCTTCGGTGATGCCCTGTCCGCGGAAACCGTGGAGGACTTCAACGCGGCGATCGCTGACATGGGTCCGGCCGCCCAGGCGGGGGCGACCGCCCTCCGTGGGCTGAAGGAGCAGTTCTCCTCAGTCGGTGATGCCGTGCAGGAGGACTTCTGGGGAAGCTTCTCCAACATCGGCGATCTCGCGTCCCTGATTGCGCCGATCCAGGGGGCGATGTCATCCCTGGCGGTGGACATGGGCACTGCGGCGTCCGGCGTCGTCGCATTCGTGTCAGCGGGGACCGGCCTGCAGGCTTTCACCACGCTGGCTGAGGGCGGGTCCGCTGCAATGGGCAATCTAGTGTCCGCTGTCGGGAATCTGATCCCTGGAATTGTCGCCGCTGGTGCGGCTGCCACCCCGGTACTTCAGTCCATCACCGACGGCATCAGCCGTGCTGCCGAGGCGTGGTCGGGCAAGATGGTCGCTGCTTTCCAGGACGGCTCCCTGCAGACTTACTTTGAGGGTGCTGTGGCTAAGGCGCAGGGACTGTGGGATGTCTTGTCACAGCTCGGGTCGATCGTCTCCGGCGTGTTCTCGGCGATGTCCTCGGCGGGCATGCCGCTGCTCGGTGTGCTGGGGCAGGCGATAGATGCGACGGACCGGTGGGTGAACTCGGCGCAGGGCATGTCGACCCTGTCGTCGTTCTTCTCGGCGATGTCCTCGGCGGTAGGCGCTGTCCTCCCGATTCTTGGTCAGGTGGCTGGGATCATCGGTGGGACCGTGGCACCGGCGATTGCGGATCTTGTGCAGAACGTCGCGCCGGGACTGTCTGCCCTGATCGACGGTATCGGTCAGGGGCTTGCCGCGATCGCGCCGGCTGTGGCGCCACTCGGTGCTGTGATCGGACAGCTCGGTACCGCGCTCGCGCCGATCGCTGGGTCCCTCGGTCAGATGATCGGGTCCGTCGTCTCCGGTCTGACTCCGGCGATCGGCGCGCTGACGCCCCTTGTCGACACGTTCGCGAGCGTTTTCCAGTCACTCGAGCCGGTGATTTCCACGGTCGCGTCCGTGATCGGTGACGTTCTCGTGCAGGCTCTTTCCGCCATGCAGCCGTGGTGGGATGCGATCGCTCAGGTCTTCCAGATCCTCGCGCCGGTAGCCCAGCAGTTGGCGGAGACTCTGGGTGCGGCGCTGGGCACGGCGATCCAGGCGCTCGCCCCGGTGATCCAGATGCTGGCGGAGGTGTTCGTCCAGCTTGCGCCGATCATCGGGGAGATCGCTACGACTATGGGTGGTCTTCTGCTCCAGGCGGTGACGGCGATCGCGCCGTTCATCCCGCAAATCGCGCAGGCTTTCATGGCGATTCTGCAGGCGGTCATGCCACTGCTGCCAATCATCGTGCAGCTGGCGGCGTCCTTGATTGAGTCGCTGTTGCCGATCATTGTGAGCCTCCTGCCGGTGATCGTTTCTTTGTCAAACACTTTTGCGTCGATCGTGACTGCGGTGATGCCGGTGATCGAGATCATCCTCAAGGTTGTGAGCGTGTTCCTGCAGCTGTTGGCGACGATCATCAGCTTCGTGGCGTCCGCGCTCGGGATGATCGTCTCGTTCGTCGCCGGTGTGATTTCAGGGTTCGTGTCCATGGTGTCGACGGTGATTGGCGCTATCGCGGAGTTCGTGTCCGACATTATTGGGAAGATCGCGGATCTGGTGTCCAGGTTCCTCGGGAAAGTTCGTGACCTGTGGAATAGGGTCACGTCGGCGTTCTCGGAGGGCGTGGGGAAGGCGGTGTCGTTCGTCGCCGAGTTGCCGGGGAAGGCGGTCGCTGCGATCGGGAACCTCGGGTCTCTGCTCGTCGATTCGGGCAGGGCACTGATTCAGGGGTTCATTGACGGTATCAAGTCGATGATCGGGAAGGTGACCAGTGTGGTGTCTGGTGTGGTCGACAAGGTGCGCGGGTTCTTCCCGTTCTCCCCGGCGAAGGAGGGTCCTTTCTCTGGTCACGGGTGGGTGCTCTATTCCGGCAGGTCTGTCGGTGAGGCGTTTGCGCAGGGTATCGAGGACCGGGCCGGGCTCGCGGCGGCGGCATCGGCATCGATGATGGCCGCGACCAGCAGGAATCTCTCCGGCTACCGGGCTGACATCGGTGGCTCGGGCGGGCCGGGCAGTGGGGCTGCGGTGGATACGTCGATCAGTATCGGCACGATCGTCGCAGCGGATCCGACAGCGCCGTTGCGTGAGGTGGAGTCAATGCAGCTGAGGGCAAGGATCAAGGCGGGGGTGGCGTGATGCTGACGGTGACATGGACTGACCCGCGGGGGAAGATCTGGGACCTGTCGGGCGGTACCGAGGGGGTGATCCTCGACCTCGGGCAGGAGGGCCTGGACTGGTCCGGGATTGAGCACACGTGGCTGCGGGGTGACAGTGTTTGGGCTGCGGCAAGACTGTCTCGCGGCATTCACCCGCTCAAGATCAGCATCGGCTACAGCCCGGCGACCGGTTGGTTCACCGGTGATGCCCTGTACCGGCTGATCGACGAGTGGTGGACGCAGGCCAACTCCCCCTTTGAACTGGGAACTCTCACCGTCACCCGCCCCGATGGGGAGACCCGGTCGCGCCGGCTGCGCCTGGCCGAGAGTCCGGACACTTCCTACACCTTCGACCCCGGCTTGGGCGAGGAGCCCGTCGTGGAGGCCTGGGTGCTCACCGGCGATGGGCCGTGGTGGGAGGGGCCGGAGCAGGTCTACCGCTACGACGCTGACGACGTCAGTGGCACGTCGACACCGTTCTACGGGCCGACGGGCGCCGGGTGGCCGCTGTACATCTCAGCGGGTGTATCCGCAGGTGACGCGTGGGTGGCGAACCGAGGTCAAGGGCCGATGTGGCTGCGCTGGACGATCGCAGGACCGGTCGTCAACCCGGTGTTCGGTATTGGAGACGCGGTGCTCGCGTATCAGGGCAGCGTGCTTTCCGGGCAGATCATCGAGGTGGAGACCGACCCGACCATGCGCAGCGTGATCGACACTGCCGACATTGCGCGGCCCTCTCTGTACGAGCAGGTGAGCGGGACCTGGGCCGCGGCCCCGGTGGGTGACAGGGTGCCGGTGGTGATTCGGGCGGATTCTATCGGCGCCGGCGGGTCGATCACTGCTACCGGTCGCGCCAAGTATGCGAGGGCGTTCTGATGACGACGATGTACAACACTGCCGGCGGTCCCGTCGAGGAGCCGTTGTCGGTGGAGCTGGTCGACTTCGGTGGGCGGGTTCTGGGTCACGTGGGCGCGTTCGAGGAGATGCTATTCACGTTCGTGGATCGGGCTGCGGATGTCAGCAGTCTGAGGGTGCCCCTCACTGAACTGACAGCACGTCTGCTGCCCTGCGATGGGCGGACGCTGATCGCGATGCGCTACAACGGGCTGACCCATCTCACGGTTCCGGTGGATGCGAAGGTGGTCAGTGGAGATGATCCGACTCTGGCGATGCTGGAAGTGACCGGGGCTGGTGGGTGGACGCTGCTTGACGGGCAGGTGCTCCCCCCGGGCCTGGCTGACGGGCTGACCACCTCCGCGGCCGAGTTCGAGGTGACCGGGCCGCTGGAAACGGTGATCAAGAGGCTGGTCACCGTCGGTACTTTGCGGGTGAGCCACCCTGTCTATGTGACTCCTGACCAGGGCCGTGGCCCGGAGGTCACTGCCCGTGGGGCGTGGGTGTCTGTGGGGGATGCTGTCCGTGGCCTGCTCACGGGCACTGGTTACCGGCTGGAGGTCACTCCGTGGGTGCCGGGGGACCAGCCAATCACGGACCAGGTCGGAGCGGTGTGGCCGTTCGTGGCCGTGGACGTCGTGCCCTACCGCCGCCGGCCGGGGCTGGTGTGGTCGTCTGAGGGTGGGGATATTGCGAGCTGGGAGGTGTCACGGTCCAGGGCCACGATGACCAGGGTGGTTGCCAGCAATGGTGCCGAAGACGTGGTGGACAGGTATGACCTGGAGCAGCGTCGTGAGGATGAGGGTCAGCCGTGGTGGGCTATCCGTGAGGGGTATCGCAAGGTTCAGGACCCCGCCCCGCTCGGCGAGAACGGGGTGGACCCGTTTCGCGTCCGGGAGAATCTGGAGGTTCAGGCGGCGGTGGCGCTGTCGGAGACCGCGGCGTCGGAGTCCGTGTCAGTGAAGATCAACGCAGGAACTCATTGGCAGCTTGGTGCCGGTGAAGGTGATGGTTGGTATCGGCCGGGCGATTTGGCCACGGTGGTGCTGCCGTTAGTCGGAACAGTCGAGGAGGTCATCACGGAGGTGGAGGTGAAGATCACCCCGAGTGAGCTGACGGTGACGCCGACGGTGGGTACCCCGGATTCGACGGTTCGGGAGCCGGTGGCTGACATGGCACGGCGGATTGGTGCTCTGGAGAGGGAGTAATGGCGATTTCAGTGGTGGGGACGGCCAACACGACGATCGGTCCGTCACAGTTCGCGGACATGATGTCCCCGGTTGCGCCGCGTTTCCTCGTAGGTGGTCCGACGGAGCTTCAGCCGTCGTACAACCAGGGCACTGTGACGGTGCAGCCTGGTGGGGCGTGGGTGTCTGGGGCACGTGTAACTCTGACGGGCACGAACACGGTGTCCGTGCCTTCGGTGTCCTCTGGCTCAAGGTGGGGTGTGGTACTGCTGCGGGTGGACTGGTCTGCGGGGACGGCACAGCTCGTGCATGTGGCCTCGAGCTCGTTGCAGACTTCTGGGACACCGAACCCCGCCATGATCAATCGCATCCCCGGGGTTATGTACGACGCGCTGATTTGCCAGGTCAGGCGTGATGCTGGCACTTCTGCGGCTGGGGTGTTCCGCGATTACCGGATGTGGGGTGGTGATGGTGGCCCGATTCGTGTGTCACAGGCGGCGCTGGATACCCCGGCGTGGCTGGATCTGCGACCCGGGGCAATGATTTCCACGGACCAGGGCACGTACACGAAGCGGCTGGATAATGACGGTACGTGGCGTGCGGTGGGCACGGACTCGAATCCGTGGCGCATGTGGACGCCGACTCTGCGCTTCTATGGCAACAGTGCGGTGAACGGGACCAGCGGTGGCACCGTCGCAGGTCATGGCAATGGCTCCGAAGTGAGCGCCCGGTACCGCGTGGTGGACGGGATGCTGGATGGGTATGTCTACATCCGCGCCGGGTCCACCGGAGCGACCTGGGGCGATGGGCAGATGACCGTCGATCTGCCGTTGGCGTGTGCGTCATGGCAGGAGGACACGTGGAGCATGGGTCACCTGTACACCACCGGGTACGGCGGTGACGGGTCCTACGACTGGCACGCGGAGATGCTGATCAAGAGGGGCTGGACGCGCGGCATGCTATGGACGAACCCGACGATCGGGGACACGCGGCTTGCTCCCTACGTGTGTCAGACGCCGAACGGCGGCCCCGGCACCGGCGTGCCCTACATCCTGGGCGGCTACCCGGTGGGCACATGGACTTTCCACGTGAACTACCCGGTGAGTGAGGTGTGACGTGCGGGGTCTTCAGTGGTCCCCGTACCGGTGGGATCCGGTCATCCGCCCCGACGAGGATCTGAGACTTTCACTCCGACATGGTGGTGACGTGCAGGGCATGGAGGCCCTGGTCGGGGGTGAGGTCCGGAGGTTCGCCCTGTCTCCGGAGGGGGCAGAGCTGGTGATCCCCGCCGACGAGACGGATCGGATCCCTGACCGGACGCCGGTGGTGGTCCGTGTGAAAACCGGTGGCGTGTGGACGGTGTTGACCGAGGGGCACGTAGTGAGGAGGGTGCTGTGAGTAGGAGAGCGGATCCGCTGGTGGTTGATCAGGTGATGCTGGTGCCGACGGCGGGGCCGATGGGCCCGATCGGGCCTGCCGGGCCGCCTGGGGAGCCGGGGCCGGTGTCTGGTGGCCCGGTGCAGTGGCACGGGCAGGGGGCACCGCCTGAGTACATCGAGGGTGCGAAGCCTGGTGACACGTGGCTGGACGTGCTGACAGGGACAATTTACGAGCTGGAGGCTGACGCCGACGGCAGGATGATCAGGTAGGAGAAGACTATGGCGTGGGTGCAGACTGGGTCGATTAAGGGGCCGAAGGGTGACCCTGGCGAGCGTGGGCCCGCAGGTGAGCGCGGCCCGGAGGGGCCGCAGGGGCTCCAGGGCGAGCAGGGCATCCAGGGTTGTCTCTTATACACATTTAGATGTGTATCAGAGCCAGCTACATCCGCTCTGGGTCCACGGGCCTTACTTGGGGCTACGGGCNCCGCAGGGACCGCAGGGCGAGCGCGGCGAGGACGGCGCCGACGGTAAAGGCATCAGCATCACCGGCTCTGTGGCGAGCGAAGCTGCGCTGCCTACGGGCCTGACCAGCGCAGATGCTGGTAAGGCGTACATCACGCAGGATGATGGCAAGCTCCACGTCTGGGCCGGCGATTCGTGGGCGCCGGCTGTCGACTTCCGCGGCCCGCAGGGTCCTCGCGGCGCCGAGGGGCCGCAGGGTATCCAGGGGCTCCAGGGCCCTGCCGGCGAGCGGGGCCCTGCCGGGGAGAAGGGCGCGACGGGGGAGAAGGGCGATACCGGTGCCCGTGGTTCGCAGTGGTTCACCGGCGCAGGCACCCCCGGCACGGTGAGCGGTGCGATCACGGGCGACATGTACCTCGACACGACATCCGGCACCGTCTACAAGCTGGACTAGGGGGGATCATGGCTTGGACACCGCAGGGGTCGATCAAAGGCCCGAAGGGCGATCAAGGCCCGGCCGTCGACACGTCGACACTGGTCCCGCAGTCGGATGTCGCGGTGCCTGCCACCGGCGGCAAGATCGTACGCCGTGGCACCTCGGGGCAGGTCACCGTACCGCACATCCCACAGACTGCCACTGACGCTGTGAGCAAGTCGTACGTCGACGGAAACTACGTCAGTGGCGCGTTCACTGTGGTCACGTCCACCACCCGGCCCACGTCCGCACCTGCCAACCAGATAACCCTGGTGATGTCCTGATGGGCCTGTTTCTCGGCACCACCGCCCCCTCACAGATCATGGTTGGCACGTCCCCGGCGGCAGCCGTGTGTCTGGGCACCGACGAGATATGGCGGGCAGCGCGGGAGTGGCAGGAGATCACTGCCACCACCACCCTCACCGTCCCGGCGTGGGCTGCCTACATCGACTTCGTCATGCTCGGGGCCGGCGGTGGCGGGTCGGGAGGCAACAACGCGAACGCCCACGGTAACGGTGGCGCCGCCGGGCAGTGGAAACAGCTGCTCGGCCGGGACATCGCAGCGGGCACCCCTATCGTGGTCACAATCGGACAGGGCGGTGTCGGGGGCGCCGGTGGCCCCAACTCACCGGGGGCGGCCGGTGGCGACACCACAGCGGCCGTCAACGGTGAAGTGGTCGCCACCGGTACCGGCGGGGCCGGCGGAACCGGCACCGGTGGGGCGGCCGGCAAGTCCCCGGGACCGACCACCCTCACCGTCCCCGAGGGGTACGGCTACGGGCAGCCGGACAGCACGACGTTCACCAGCGGGGGTGAGCAACCGACCATCGAAGCAGCCGGCAACCCACCCGGCGGGGGCGGCGGACCGGGGCGGGGGGCGTTCCTCTTCGGCGCGAAAAAGGGCGGCGACGGAGCTCCCGGCCGGGCGTGGATCCGATTCCGCAGCTGGTGAAAACGTCGCAGTGCGGGCAGCAACCATGACAGGACGGAGATGATGACGCCATGGTCACTCACCCGATGAAACCCGGCACCTACACCGTGTCCAGCGGCTACGGCACCCGGTGGGGGACCTTCCACGCCGGCCTGGACCTCGCCTGCGCGGTGGGCACTCCGATCTACGCGGCAGCAGACGGAATAGTCGTGCAGGGCAAAGACCGAGCACAGGGCAGCGTCTCCGGCTTCGGCTCCTGGATCTGGATCGACTGCCAGGAATCAGCAGGCGTGGACCTGATCTACGGCCACGTCCACCACCCCGGGATCCTCGTCAGAGCGGGAGACCGGGTGACCGCAGGACAGCAAATCGGCGTGTCCGGCAATGAGGGGCAGACCACCGGACCGCACCTACATTTCGAGGTGTGGGGGCCACCCGGCAGGACCGGCGGACAGCACCGCGACCCCGCCGCATGGCTGGCGGGCGCCACTCCACCAGGGGAGAAACCATCTACTACGGGAGGTTCCATGACAATCTTCGGCGTCGACGTGTCCCAGTGGCAGGACGGCATGAGCCTGGCGCAGGCCAAGGCGGAGGGCATGACGTTCGCCATCATCCGCCTGTGCGACGGCACCTACGCGGATCCAGTGTTCCGGAGTCATCTCGATGACGCGGAGACCGCTGGCCTGCTGGCGGCCACGTACTGGTACCTCCGTGCCCCGTCAGAGGGGACCACAATCTCCCAGCAGGTCGATGTGATCGACCGGCAACTCGGGGGGAGGAAAGACCTCGGGGTGTGGATCGACGTCGAATCAGTGAACAAGGAGACCGGCGAGAAGACCCTGACGGGCGCCGATGTGCGCGCAGCCCGCGACGAGCTCACCCGACGCGGCTACCGTGTCCCCGGCATCTACACCGGAGCATGGTACTGGGAGCGCATGCCCGGCGGGGAGCCCAGCATGGACGGTCTCGGATGCCTGTGGGTGTCCAACTACGGGCGAAATCTCGTCGGACCGCCGAAGTCCCTGTATGCCGGTGATGGTGGAGACAATCACCCCGGATGGTCCTACCCCCTCGGCGACCGGAAACCCGACCTGCTGCAATTCGGGTCTCAGGCGCAGGTCGCTGGAAAATCCGTCGACATCAACGCATACCGCGGGACCAGGACCGACCTCGAAGCCCTGTTCAGTGGAATTCGCCACACCGCACCATCTGCGCCCGTGGCACAGATCAGTGACAGTCGACGGATCGAGCTCGCCCTCGACAAGCTTGCCGGCCCCGAGAAAGAGCCAGACGGGACGCCAAGCTTCACCGGGTGGTTCGATGGAATGACGCTCGTCGAGGACGTCAAGCAGATCAAGCATGACGTCTCCGACATTAAAGCCATCCTCCAGAAGCTACCGACTTCCCAGGAGTGACGGCAGGTGGGAGAAATCCGGCAGTGGAGGGATGAAGCTCAGTAGTGACGCTGGGTCCTCCCACACCGGGTAGACCAGCACCGGTCCGAGGCTGAGCAGGGAGGTCCACTGCCCGTCTGGTCGCTGTTGCCAGCAGTCGCTCGTGTGGTCAGCCCGGGATAGGCACCGGAGCGGTTTCCCATCCCGGTACGGGGTGACCAGCACAGTAGCGTCGGCGGGACGTTCCCCCCAGAACGCTGTTTCACTGTCCTGGGTTCCTGGGGCGGGCAGTGATGGTCTAGTCTCTGCGGCCGCGGTTCCTGTGCCGGCGATTGCTGCCACGGTGACCGCTAATGCGGCTAGGGAGCGGGTGAAGCGCATGGTGTGTCCTTCCATGGTGGGGATAGTGGGTGTCCATTTTCCTCAAGCGGAGCACTCGAACTGTGTGTTACCTGTGGGGCTGATGATAGAAGAACTGTGCAGGTAGCGGCGCATGTCGCACACCGAGCGAGCACCCCCCACTGCAAGGGACAGTGAAAGCTGTACGAACCACTTTCACGAGGAGTTGACTTGAGCACTCTCATCCACACGTCGGCCGGGTACGGTGGCCTCGCATCCGGTGACACCAAACCGACCGACAAGTTCCAGGTGAAGGGAACAGATCTGGGCTACCTGTTCACCGGCGGTAAAGGGGCCTGGGTCGGTGGACTCTTCGGCGACACGTTCAACAAGCCCGACCCGCACGGTGCCACACCGGCCGGTGGTGACCAGTGGAGGTCACCGGTGCTCGGGCGCACATCCAACCGGGACTTCCTCACTCGTGGTGCGGTATGGGACAACTTCGCAGGAGCGCCGAACACTGGCGGAAGGGCGAAAGAGATCTTCCCCTACCGGCACGTTGGCGCCAACGTCGGCCAGGTCAACTCCGGGAACTTCGACGCGTTCACAGTCATCCCGAACGACGCTATCCAGGTCCCGGACGGCCGGTACTTCGCCATGGGTTTCCGGGTCCGTGAATGGCTCTCCAACCCGACTCAGGCAATGTGCTGGACCATCAGCAACGCCTGGTTCTGGTCTGACGAGCCGAACGCTGACACCTGGCAGGTCGGCCGCTACCGCGACAATCTGAACCGCTTGTACGAGTGGGACGTGTGGGATGCTCGCGGGAAGTTCTTCCAGAACGCTTCGTTCCTCATGATGCCGAATGACGACAACCTGTACGTCTTCGGCTCCCGTGAGGGGCGCAAGACCGGTGTCGGCACCGAAGCTGACGGCGTCTACCTGCGCAGAGCTCACTACAACAACTGCTTCACCGACACCGAATGGGAGTACTGGGGATGGACCGGCGACCGGTGGGAATGGGGAAAGAACATCACTCCGACCCCCATCCTCCAGCCTCTCACCCCCGGGGGCTTCATCGGTGAACTCAACGTCCAGCGCATCGCAGGGAAGATCGTCCTGACCTACGCTGACACCGTTGCCGGGTCTGTCGCACTGACCGCCGACCGGCCCGACGGTGTGTGGTCTGCCCCAACAGTCCTCGTCTCCCGCGTGCAGTCGGCAGCCCAGTACGCCCCATCCGTCCACCCATGGAACACGAACCTCGAGGACGCGTACTTCCACCTGTCCGCGTGGCCTCAGATCAGCGTCCCCGGTGTCTTCCAGACCTCACTCGCGTACTGCACTCAGGGCTGGCGCGGGTCCCTGGTCTCCGATTCTGGGATCGTCGGATCCCTGTCGACCAAGAGCCTCTCTCTCGACACATCGACGATGAACCGTGACGATGCTGCCCGTGCGATTCAGCGGGTCATCGACGCTTCGGCTGAGGTCAACCCTGAGATCAAGGAGGCTGCAGGTGAGTAAAGTTCCGGCCTGGTTGTGGCGGAAGATCATCTACCTGGTCGTGTTCGCTGCCGCCGTGGTCGCCGGCGCCCGTGGCTGGATCGACGCCGGGGACATTGACGGTCTGGCCGACCAGTGGGCGGAGATCCTCACCGCCGCTGTGTCCCTCCTCGCAGCTTCGAAAACCCACGAGGGGTCCGACGATAAGGCCACGTCCTCCGAGGTCGCCACGTCCGTCGATGCTCTCAACGCGGTCCGGGAGGTGGTGACCTCTCTCCCCGACAGTGTCGTGCAGGCGATACGGGCTGAGGAGCGGGGGGAGTACCCATCTGCGGATTCCCAGAGTGTTGGCGACTACTACCGGAGGTGATCATGGACGGGGCGTTGATTGCTGCATTGGCCACCGCGGTCGTCGGCGTGATCGGCGGGTTGTGGCGGATCCGTAAGGAGCAGCAGGAGCTGGTGGCCGCCCGGATCGCCGCCGAGGCTGACCAGCGGAGCTATATAACGCTCGGTGTGCATAAAAGAAAAGCCCTGGGGTGTCTCTTAGGGGCCGGTTTTTGGCTCCCCCCCCCCCCCACACATATATGGTGGCCCCGTCCCCGCCGCGGATCGCCGCCGAGGCTGACCAGCGGAGCGCCGCGGTGCAGGCGGCGGAGGCGGCGGTGGGGGTGGTGCGATCGGCGATGGAGACCCAGGGGGAGACGGTCACATCTCTGCAGCGCCGGGTGGATGACCAGGGGCTGCGGCTCACCGAGTCGGAGCGGCAGCTCACCCGACAGGCGGAGCGGATCACTGACCTGGACATGCGCCACGGTGTGGCAGTGTCGCACATTGCGGAGCGGGAAGATGCGGCGGACGAGCACCTGGGACCCGACAGGCCGGCGTGGCTCCCCCCGATCCCTGACCTGATCCGCCCTGATGTGGACGCCGCAAGACGGCCACGGTAG